ATGAAGCGAGACGAGCCCAGTTCGCCGCCCGAAGAGCGGTTCAAGGCCGAGCTGGAAGAGCTGGCGGCCCTGATGGAGGAGCGGATCACGCCGCCGCCTCGCGATCGCGCGCTGATTGCGGGGCTGATCGCCGGCATGACCCATGTCGGGCGGCCGCCTCGATGAGCGCCCCAGCGGACAAGGAACTGGCCGCCTTGATGCTACGCCTGGTCGGCCTGGACCTTCACAGCGCAGACGGCCGGGCCGGAGCGGGGGCGATCCTTCGAGAGATCGAGACGAAGGCGCCGGGATCGATCGCGCGGATGCGCACGGCGTGCGCTGCAAGGAGCGCGACGGCGCATTGAGCCATGTCTCAGGAAGAAGACACCCCCTTCTGGCGCGGCATCGGGTCGACCCCTGACGATCATTTCCCCATCGGCCTGCACCACTTTCCCCTGATCGAGGTGCCCGATCGAGGGTCACAGCTTCGAGTCCTGTGTTGCGCCTGCCGCCGTGAGGGGCGCTTCACCGGTTTGGACCTGATCAGGCGGTTTCCCGACTGGCTGACGCGCGACGCGTGCGAGTGGGCTTGCGCCCTGCGCTGCGACAACTGCGGCTCGCGCCGACTGTCGGTGTCGATGGCGAACGATCCGAACGCCGACGGCTTCCGTTCAAGTCACCGCGACACCTCAGACGTGCTGAGAATGCGCCGCCTGATCGCCTGGTTGCCCGAGGGCGGCCTGCGTCTGGACGACGTGGCCTACCTGTTGCGCGACGTCGACCACGTCCGCCTTAAAGAAGCGGGGATGCCGGAAGAAGTGGTCCGCCTGTTCAGTTACGGCGGCCATCACTGCGCCGACTACTGGCCCAGGTCTCGTCTGGCGGCGAAGCGCGGCGAATGATCCATGGGCATGAACCCCCGCTACAACAACTGGACGCGGGCTCAGTGGATGGGCCGCGCCGCCAAGGTCGGCGACCTTCAGCGCCAGGGCTGGCCCGTCGTCGCCTGCTGCCTGCATTGCCATCTGGAGATGACCGTCGATCTGGCCGTCGTGCGCAGGGCGCTGGGCGAGGACTTCGTGCTCTGGGGCCGGACCGCGCGCTGCCGCCGCCGGCACTGTCAGGGGCGTATGTGTTTCTGGACCTACCCGCCCGAAGGTCGCGGCCTTAAGGTCGAGATGTTCTAGGGAGCCGCCGATGTGCAACAACTACCGCCTGCACGTTCCCGCTAACCAGCTCGCCGCACCATTCCGTGACGCGGGACGGGCGCTCGTCTTTCCGGGCGGCCTGCCCAACCTGGCTCCGGCCGACTACCGCATCGGCGACGTCGCGCCCGTCGTCACCCAAGGCGCCGATGGTCTGCAGCTGACCATGACGCCCTGGGCGTGGAAGAGCCCGACTGGGAAACCCGTCTTCAACTTCCGCTCGGACGGCCGGTCTTTCGCCAGATCGACCCGTTGCCTGATCCCGGCCGACGGATTTTACGAGTTCACCGAGCCCAAGGTGCAGGGGAGGAAGACGAAGTGGCTCTTCACCATGGCCGGCCAGCCATGGTTCTGGATCGCCGGCATCATCAAAGACGATGCCTTCGCCATGCTGACGACCGAGCCAGGCCCAGACGTCGCGCCCTACCACGACCGCCAGATCGTCCTCTTGCCGCCGGGCGCTGGTGTCCACTGGCTGGATCTCAGCGCAGCCGAAGACCTCATGCTGCAGCCCTGCTCGGCCGGATCACTGACCGTGCAGAAGGTCTGGCCCGAATCGGCATGACGGCCGAGACCGATCAGCAGAAGGCCGCCCGCTTCGAGGCCGAGGCCCATGACCTTCACCGCCGATCCCGCGCGGCGGCCAGCCTGCCCGCGTCCATCGCCCTGCGCTTTCGCGCCCTGTGGAAGGAAGAGGCGGCGCGCCTGCTGCGTCGCCAACGCTAGGCCGCAACAGGGCGACTCAGCTACACCACAGCCCAATGACGCCCGACCAACTGACCACCGCTCTCGACGCCATGAGGGCCTCTGCCGGCGAAGACCCCAACCTTCAGCCCGGCCTCATCGAGATCAACAGCGATGAATGGTGCGATGCTCTCTACGCGATCGATCACACGGCCAAGTCTCTGGACGAAGGCATCCGCCACCGAGGCATCAAGATCGCCATCTCCTCGGCGTTCGAAACGCGAGTGCTGACCAGATCCGAGGCGGGCGATCGAGGCCAGCCCTATCGGGATGTGACGCCAGCCGCCTGACGCGAATCATGGAATCCTTTTCCGGCCCCCAGCGTTCTGACAGAGAGGAGCCGCGAATGATCGAACCCGAACAGCATCGCTACTTCGCCTACGCTGAAGGCCTCGGCCGGGCGCACGGCCACGTCCTGGAAGCCGGCAGTTTTGAAGCGGCAGCCGTCGGATTTACCGAACTCTACTCTCCGCCCGTCGACGCCGACGACGAGATCCGCATCTTCGTGGCGGACCTGGATGGCGGGCAGGAACACTGCTTCGTCATCGACCTCAGCGACGGGCAGGCGGAGCCCTGCGACTGATCATCAGGGAGCGAATCACCGGGTCCGGTGTTGAGTCGGCGGCGCATGCGGCGCCGCCCGGAGGTCCGACATGGCTTATCGCCCCACCTGGCAGGGACACCTGCGCCTTTCCCTCGTGACATGCCCGGTCGCGCTCTACACCGCGACCAGCTCCGGCGGCGACGTGCGGTTCAACCTTATCAACCCCGAGACCAACAACCGCATTCGCATGGTGACGACCGACCCCGACACCGGACCGGTCGAACGGTCTTCGCTGGTCAAGGGCTACGCCGTCGCCAAGGACGAGTACATCCTGCTGACCGACGAGGAGATCAAGTCGGTCAAGCTGGAGAGCACCAAGACGATCGACATCGAACGCTTCGTGCCCGAAGAGGAGATCGACCGCCTGTATTGGGACAACCCCTACTACCTGGCCCCGGCCGGAGCCTTGGCCGAGGAGGCGTTTGGGGTTATCCGCGAGGCTATGCGATCTGAGGGCAAGATCGCTCTCGGTCGCGTCGTTCTGTCAACGCGGGAACGCCTGCTGGCGCTTGAGCCGCGTGATCGCGGCATTCTGGCCTATTCCCTGCGCACACGCGATGAGGTCAGGGCGTCGCGGGAAGTGTTCGGGGCCATTACGGACCAGGCTCCCGACCCCGCCATGGTCGATATCGCCCGCCGCATCATCGAGCAAAAGGCCGGCCCATTCGATCCTGACCAGTTCGTCGATCGTTACGAGGAAGCGCTCAAGGCGCTCATTGCAGCGAAGCAGAAGGGCCAGAAGCCGGTCCGCGCCGCTGAGCCTGAAGACACGGACGTGGTGGATCTGATGGCCGCATTGCGCGCCAGCCTGGAAGGCGGCGCTGCGCCTCGGCGTCGGACGGGGGCAAAGACCCAAGCGGCGCCAGCGAAGGCGCGTCGGGCGGCGCCCCGCCGCAAAGCCGGATAGAAGCCGCCTTTTCACGCGGTTCAAAACGAAGAAAGACCCGCCCTCCGAAGAGAGCGGGCCTCAATGGCGGAGCCCGAAGCTCGACGCCTTGCAATCCGGGTTCGCATCCCCATCTAGGATACGAGCCTCGGCTCATTAGGCCCGTCTGAGTCCCAATGTGGCAGACGGGTTTTCTTATGCCCGTCAGCCAGGCCTGGGCGGCAACTCAGGCGGCGGCGGGCAACTCAGCCCCTTCATGCCGTTGTCGGCCGCCCAGCGGCACAGCCGCCCGACCGCATCCCATCCGCGCTCGCCCCAGCCCTCGATGGCGATGTCATGGGCGATCCCCGCCGCTTCGCTGCGCACCGCTTCCGGCGGCATGATCGGCTTGGCCTCAACGGCCAGGTCGGCACTCGGCGGGTAGATCGGCGTCACGCGTTCCCTGCTCGCGCAGCCGGTGACAAGCAAGAGCGACGCGGCCAGCAGTGGGGCGAGCGTCAGGGATCGAGGAAACCGCATCGGTCCGTTCCTTTTCCAGTCGGTTGTTGATCTTCAGGTCGGTCAGGCGTTGGTCTGCCGCTCGATCACGCCCAGCGTTGTCCGTTGCTCGCGCCTTGGCGTTGGCCGCCTCAGCGGCGCGGTCCTGCTTGGCCCGCTCCCGGCCGGGCGCGGTGGCGGCGCACCAGCCCATGACGAACAGCAGCAGGACGCAGACGGCGATGACGGCCCATGACGCCGGGCCGATGGCGCGAAGAAAATCTCTCATCGCGCGATCTCGAAATGCGGCCCGTCCAGCAGGGCGCTCTTGCCCATTGCCTTGCGCCGCGCCTTGTAGCCTTCGACGGCGGCCTTCATCGCCGCAGGCCCGGCCGGGAGGTCGTTCAGCACCCGATCCCACGCCCCGCCCCAGACCAGACGGACGCCGACCAGGTTGGCGGCCTCCCGCATGGCCGAGGCGATCTCATAGAAGGGCTCGATGACGGCGCCCGCCTTCGTCTTCACGCGCCAGTGGTCGTCGCCCCAGGTGAAACCACCGTCGACGTAGGGCACGACGTCCAGCCCGGTCGAGAACGCCGCGCCCGCCTTGATGACGTGCGCCGAGTCCATGGTCCGCGACACGCCGCGCCGCACCTTCTCGGCCTGTTCGTTCAGCGACCGCGACTGCTCTTCGGTGATGCCGAAATCGACGGCGCATCGGTTCAGGGCGATGACCGCGACCGCCATCAACAGCGGATCGACCGCGCGCGCACGGTCCATCGACCGCTTGGAAAAGCGGAATCCCATTGGGTTCTCCAGTTCGGATTGAAATGACAGGCTTGGCCGCAACCTCAATCAGAGGACGGCGTTCGGATTCCCCTGACAGGGGAGTAGATGAAATGACGCAGACACCCGTCGTTCAGCGGGCCTTCCAACTGGCGGACAGCGGTCGATATCGCATTCCGTCGGAAGTGCGCAGGGCGTTGGTCCGAGAGGGCTACACGCAATCAGACGTGTTCGGCCTTGAGGGGAAGGCGACATGGAGCCAGCTGCGCGACCGATGCGGCAAAGCAGTAGGGCAAGGTTCCGCCACAGCTACCTAAGCCGCCCGGCTCGCGCTCTGCCGCCTCACGTTCCGCCACAGGACATGGGCGGTGTAGGCCACGGCGCAGACCAGCAGCGCCTCGGTGCGGGACGCGCCATAGTCCCCGACCAGAACGGTCAGGGAATAGGCGCCCAGGATCAGCGACAGGATGAAAAGCGCCCGTCGCACATCTCCCGGTCCCTCGGGGTAGTCGCCCATGCGGGGCTTCAGCGCCTGTGCGCGCAGCTGCAGGCAGGCGCTGCCGTAACCGCTGGCCAGCGCGGCGATCCAGTCGACCCAGGTCATCCCGTCTTCTCCTTGCCCAGACGAGAGGCCCAGCGCTTGGCCCCCTCGATGACGAGCGGCAGAAGCTCCCAGCCGAGGCCGCCGACGACGAAGCCGACGGCGACCGGATCGACGGCCGCCCTCAACCCCTCGAACGGGATCATGGCGACCATCGCGGGACCGAGGGCATAGGCGCCGACGGTCCCGACCAGAAGCCCGGCCGTGACGTTCACCAGCGCGCGCCAGAAGTCGCTCAGCGTCGGCCGGTGTCCGGCCTTCACCAGCTGGACGAAGGTGTAGACGCCGTAGACCAGCGACCCGGCCGCGCCGCCGACCGCATAGCGCAACCGCCCCAGGTCGAAGCCAGGGGGTAGATCAGGCAGCATGCGCAGCCCTCCCATTTCAGATTGTCAGGAAACGGCCCGCCAGTGGCGAACCGGGTTCGTCAGGCTTCCGGCTCGGCCGGTGCATTTTCAGCAAGCCAGCCGTTGAGCCAATCGCGCAGCGCTTTGGCTTCGCCGGGATCGAGGTAGGCTGCGGCCCACTCCTCGCGATAGGGTCGAAGTCCGATGTAGACCGAGCCGAAAGCATCCTCGAACTCGGTCTCATCGTTACCCTGCTTGAAGCGAAGGGGTTGAATCATGGCTCAGTCGTTTCCGGCTCGCCAGTGACCTCTGACGCGGGCGCCGGGGCGTTGGCCGTCACCAGCGCGCGCAACTTGTGATCCAGCCGCTCGACCACGGGTAGGACGGTGAAGGCATAGGCGGGAAATTCGGGATCAACCGCCGCCAGACCGGGCGCGGCCGCCCGGATCGCCGCGACCGCCTGTTCCAGCGAACAGGTCAACGGTTCGGTCCCGCCCAGACCGATGGAGATCAGCGGCGCCAGCAATGCCCGGTTCGCGGCCTTAGCAGCTTCATGCTGGGCCGCGTCGAAGGCGGCCAACTGTTCACGCAGGGCGTCCGCTTCCTCGGGGGTCAGTTCAGTCGACATGGTCAGCAGCCTTTCTATTCGACGGCGATGATGGATAGGTTCTGCGACGTCATGATCCCCGTCTGGGTGATGGGGCTGAAGGTCGTGATCGTCGCGCGATACTGGCGATCCTGAGTGCTGGTCTGCGGGTCGGTGTAAGTGAGCGAACCCGCGTAGCCGCCCTGCTCCACGACGTGCCAGCCAAGGCCGGGCTCGAACTCACGCGTCTCCCGCGACCAGTTGTAGGTCATGGGCAAAGTCACGACCGGGCTGAAGGCGCCGCCATTCACCGAACGATAAAGAGTGACCACGACGTTGCCGTTTTCGGTCGCAGCAGGTTTGCTGACGTCGTTCCAGTAGCCCTTGTTCCACCCTCCGCTGAGGGAGAGCGTAACCGTAATGGTTCCGCCATGGGAGTTGAAGCGCGCCGTCTCGGTCGTGGCTCCGAACGACAGCGACGTCGTCGCGGCTTTGTTGGTCAGCGTCCCGGCCGACAGAGCGCCGCCGAAATACGCTCCACCCGCCCGGTCCAGCCACAGGGCGGCGTTGGACTTGCGCATGTTCGCGGCGGTGACGTTCGGACCGAACCAGAACAACAGGTTATCGTTCGCGAGCTTGCCGATAGCCAAGCGCGCCGCCCCCATGGTCCAGTTGATCGCGGGCGTGAACGGCTCGATCTCGATTTCCTTGTTCGGACCGACGTAAAGGCGGTTGATGACGAAGACGTCGCCGCCGATGAGACGCATCGCCTTCACGACAAGCCCCCGGACGACGGTCGAGAAGCTGAGCTCCGAGGCCACCATCCCGGCCACCGAGCCATCCGGCCCCGCGCGGCCCCAGATCTGGAACGGATCGCCGTCCGCGCCGCCGGTCACGTCGAACCGCACTGAGCCCACACGATCCGCCGCATCGGCCGCCACGGCCGCCGTGATCGCCAGTTGCGCCGAGACCGGCGCCAGTTCGCTGGCGTCCTCCATCCACAGCTCAGAAACGCGCGTCGTGGCCCCGGACGATCCGGTCGTCGTTCCCGCGCGGTTCATCCGAACCGCCCCGCGAATATAAAATGCAGTCGGAAACGCGGCCTTGATCTGCTCGGAGGTCATTTCATGGACGAACGTCTTCCAGCCGTCGGCCGCGACCTGGGCGAAGCTGGACCCGACCGGCCCGAGATTGGCGTAGGACGCATCCAGGACCCGGAAGTGCGCAAAGGTCGTATTGTCCGCGCCGTTGGTCATGACGCGCGCCCGCGAATAGACCCTGAACGTCCGGCCGGACCCGATCTCGTAGACGGCCTTCGTCTGGACGTTCACCGCTTCCGTGTAGCTGCGTGAGGCCCCCTCCGATGCATCCTGAACCACTGTTCCAACCGTCAGGTCCGCGACAGATGCAGGCGATCCTCCAAGGCTTGCTGTGAAAAGCGATCCATCCGAAATGCGGCGACCGTGGCCTCCGACCTGGGCGGCCAGGTTTGCTTGCAGCCTTGCATCCGCCGCGCTGGCGCCGGCGCTGGACGCCTGCGTCAGGGCCGTGGCTGCATGCGCCTGGGCCGCCTGCTCCGCCGTAACATCCTCAATCTGGGCCGCCGTCACATAGATGACGCCTGCAGCGGCCGAAGAGAATCGGAACATCACCGACGCGGCGCCTTGAGCCACCCACGTGTCCATATCCATGACGGCCGAGACGGCTTGGCTGTTGGTCCCGGTCAGGGCAACGGATGTGGTGACGTTCGCCCCGATCGCGGCGCCCGCCGCCGATTGACCACGGGTGATGATCTGAAGGCTGTTGGCCGCCGCCGAGGGTTTGCGACACTTGACCGTGACGCGGACTTTCTGGCCCGCAACCGGGGTCAAGGCCCACTTCGGCCGCAGAAAGTCGGTGCTCGCATTGATCTTGAGCGCCCAACCCTCCGCGACATTCTCGATGTTCGCGTCCAGCAGGTCGGCCAGGGTCTCAGAGGCGCCCGCGAACTGATGGCTCCAGTAGCGCTGAATGTTCGATTTCGAGGTGAACGGCGGAATGACGCCGCTGTCTCGAACCGCCGCAAGGGCCGCCTGCGCCGATGTCCCCGACGCCACATTCGCCGCCACCGCCCCGTCGCGCGCATCCACCGCCTGATTGCGATAGGCCAACCCCTCGGCCGCCCGCGCCGCCGCCTGAACCGCCGCGCCTTCCGACGCCGCAGCATGGTCGCCCGCATCGCCCGCAAACGCCTCGGCCTGAGCGGCGGCCAGAACCGAGGCCTGCGCCTTCTGGTCGGCCGTGTCGCGCGCCGCCTGCGCCGCCAGTTTCTCGGCGTTCGCCGCCTGGGCGCTGACTTCCGCTTCGTCGGCCTTGGTCGTGGCGATCCCGGCCGCATCGTTGGAGGCTTGGGCGGCCGCCTGCGACTGGTCGCGATACTGTGACGACAGGTTAGACGCCGCCGCCGCCGTAGCCGCGTATCCTTCCGCGCCGTCACGCGCAGCGACCGCGCCGGTCTCGGCCGCTTGAGCGCCGCCGCGCGCCGTCTGGGCGGCCAACATGTCCTCATGCGCCGCCGCCGCCTTCTGGCCCGCCTCCGTATCGCTGGCGGCGGCTGAACTGGCCGAAGCGGCCGAGGCCGAAGCCTCCAGTTTGGCCGCAACCTCAGATGTCACATCCTCATAGACCAGAGACGCAATCTCGACCGTGCCGCCGCTGGCCGCAGACGAGCCCGTCTCTGAGCCCAGATGCGAGCCCGGCCGGAAATGGGTGGCGGTGGGCTGACCGGATCGGATCGAGGCCGACGAGCCCTCCCACGTAATGGTCTGCCACCCGGCCGCGACGCTCATCGTCTGGGTGACGTACTGTCCGCCGTTGTTATCGGCCGCCGCATTCGTGCGCCGGATGCCGACCTGCACCTTCGTCGGCAGGGCGCCGTCAGCAACCAGACGGACGCGGGCCGTCACGCGATGCGTCCGGCCTTCTCCGATGGCGACCCAGCCCTTGGCGTTGACGTGACGCGCCACGCCGGTCGTGCGCAGGACGTCCCCCTCGGCAGCGTTCGCCTCGATGCTGACGCCAGGGCCGGTGACTGGCCCCGTGTTCTCCGGCCGCCCGACCAAAGTGCTGGTGAAGAACTCAACCTGCGCGGGACGGCTCGGCAGCGTGGCGACGGCTGCTGATTGAGCTCCGTCCTTCGCCGCCGTGGCCGTGACGCTGGCCGCAGTGCTGGCGCTCGCTGCGGCTTCAGCGTCATCCGCGAAAGACGAAGCCTGATTACGCGCTGCGACGGCGGCCTGAGCTTCGGCCTGCGCCTCATTGCGGGCCTGCGTCGCCAGCTGACGTTCCTGCTTCGATACGGCCGCGGCCGCATTGGCATCTGAGGCGGCCTCAACGCTTTCATTCCGAGCCGAGACCGCGCCAGCCCGAGCCTGCTGGGCTTCCAGCTTCGCAGCATCCGCATCCGATGCGCGCTGATCAGACGACGCCGCCGCGAGAACAGCATCCGCCTTGGCCTGATTGGCGGCTGCCGCATCAGCCGCCGCAGCCGCTGCGCTCTGCGCCGCCGAAGCCGTGTCGCCATAGACCTCTTCCAGCGCCTCGACCGCCTGACGGTTCTGGTCAGCCAGGTCAGCCGTATCCGTCAGCTGGTCGAGGATGTCCTGGACCGGGTATCCCTGCAGGTGGGTGGTGTCGCCCGAAATCAACTGCCCCGGCACGCGCGGCCCGATCACCAGAAACTGGCTCGGCACGCCCTGAGCCGACAGATGCGTGATGGCGACATGATGCTCGACGCCGGGCGTCAGATTGCCGATCTCCAGCGCCTTGGTCAGGGGCGCGCCTTCGTAAGCTTCGGTCCATGGGCCGTCAGGCGTCAGGCCCCAGGCGATGCGCACGGCCGCCACGTTGGGATCATTGACCTCGCCGCGCACGATCAGGATCGGCTGCGACACGCCGTTCGCGTCCGGCCCCTTGGCGTCCACCGACCAGATCGAGGCGAGCGGCGCGCCGGGAACCGGCTTGACCACCGTCACCTGCAGCGGCGGCGACACGCGGCCGTCCACCGTCGCGGCGGTGATCTCGATCTCAACGCGCGTAGCCTCGACCCCTTCCACAGGCGCCTCGCGCAGCGGCGGCGCGACCAGCTCGCGCGCAGCCGCGTCCAGCGCAGGCAACGGCGCCCAGCTGCCGGCCTCGCCCTCCTCGCCCTTGGCGCGCCAGCGGACCGAGAAGCCGCTCAGCGGCGCGCCTCGCCAGGTCGGCATGTCGAAGCTGACGCGCACGGCGTGCGCATCGGCCGTGACGCCCAACAGCGTCGGGCGCGGCGGGTTCGCCTGGCGGTCGCCGGATAGCTTGGACGTCAGCGGCGGGATCGGCCCCGTTTCACCGGCCATCAACAGCGGCGCGACATAGCGCACGCCGGTCAGCACGGCCGTCAGGTTCTCGCCCGGCTCGATGGCGATGATTTCGACGTCCTCGCTGACCTTCTCGACCTCGCCGAAAGCAATCAGGTCGCCAGCGGTGGGACAGAGGTTCGGGTGGCGGGCGGAGGCGAACAGGATCTCGCGCGTGACGCCGGGCTGCGTCTGGATGGGCACCCCGTCATACAGCCCGCCCTTGGTCCTCAGGTCGACGGCGTAGCTGACGCCGGCGAACATCTCCACCGGCGCGGAAAGCCGAAGGCCAACCACGGCCGACCCGTCTTCACTCCAGCGACGGCAGCGCACCCGCGCCGATCCTCCACCCGCACGATTCCAGGCCAGCCGAACGCGGGAGCCATAATGCGAAATCAGATGCTCGACGTCCGCCGTCCAGGTGTCGATCCGACGCTGATGCCGTCGTTGACCCAGCTTCCACCGTCCGTCGCGATAGGCCCGGTTCGGCGTGGCCTGACCATCCAGCGTCAACGCCTCGATCAGGCTGGCCGCCTTGATTCCGTTCGCCGGGTCGGCCACCTCGCCATAGCCGTCGTTGTAGACGAACAGTTCGTCCGGCTCGCCGCCCTTCTCGATGTTCTGGAACTCGACGCGCAGGGCGTGGACCGGGTCGGGATAAACGATCTCCCACCGATGATCCTTCAGGTTATCGTCAGTGAAGACCTGCGCGGGAATGGGCTTCTCGACCCATGGCGAAGCCGCCAACTGCGTTCCATCCCAGAAGACGCCCGCGCGACCGGCCCGCTCCAGAATGGCCAGCGCCTCCGACTGAGTACGCGCCTCGGTCAGATAGAGGTGGCATTTCCAGTCATACTGCTCGCACAGCTGATGCCACACGCGCAGCCGCGCGTCGGCCTGGACGGGCAGAAGAGGCTTGGCCGGGGCCGGCCCGGTCAGCAGCCAGCGCGCCAGGGCGGCCGGGTTCGACGTCGCCACCGGCGGACCCCACGCGCCGCCCGTCCAGGTCGAGCACTTCGGCTTGATGCGACAGGTGATCGGAGCCAGCCCGCCCTGGTTGATCGCCGTCGCCCTGACGGCGAACTCGATGATCGACAGGGTTTCGTCCGCGACCGGCTTGCGGAAGGCGACAGACTTGATCGCGCTCACCATGATGGTGTCGCGGCGCTTGTCGTTGCCATCGTCCGGTCGGTTGCGCGTCAGTTCGAACTCATATCGGCCGTGCGGCAGGTGGACCGAATGCGTGACCCGGATCGGATCCTTGGTCGCGCTGGTCCGCGCCCAGCTCGGCCCCGATTGCCACGGCCCGGTGGCGACACCCGTCTGGTCGATGGGGCGATAGCGGACGGCGACCGACGCATGGGCGGTCAGCACGCGTCCGTCGTCCTTCTGGAAATACAGCCCGGCCGGCAGGAAGAAGTCGAGATCGAACCGGCTGCCGTCCGACGACGCGGCGCGGACCAGCGGCGTCGCGCTCGACGGAGTCGCCTTCAGCTCCTCGTTCAGGTCCAGCTGGTCGACGTCGTTCGGATACAGCTGGAAGGTGCGCGGCCCCGGCTCCAAGTGCTGCACCATGCGGAAGTCGCCCGCGCCCATGGTGCTGACCAGGGTGTCGCCGATCTTGACCTCGGACACCTCGCACGGGCCGTAGTGGACGCCCAGGACGCCGTACATCCAGACGTCGTCGCCCTGGCTCTGGGTGAAGGTCTTGGCCGCCAGATCCGGTGCGGTCACCACCTCGCCGAGGGCCAGCGGCATCGGCCCCCACTGGCGATACTGATTTGACGCGCTCTGCAGCGCGTAACGGTCGTTGGCCTTCGTCGTCTTGCTGTCGGGCGCATACAGGCTCGCGATCAGCGCCTGCCCGCCCAGGGTGATCGCCGCCGCCGCCGCGCGCGCCAGCAGCTTGCTGGTGATCATGCCGCCAGCGCCGCCGCCGACCCAGGCCGAGACCGCGATCACCGCCACCGTCAACAGGATCTGGCCGATGTCCTTACGACCGCCGCCGCCTCCGCCCATGGGCTCGACCACAACGTTGACCACCTGATCGGCCGCCAGGACGTGATCCAGCGCCGTCTCGCGATCCAGACGAGCGCCGTCGACATAGATTTCCGTGCGGTTCAGCGCCTCGATCGGCAGGCCCGCCTTCACCGCCTCGACCAGCATGGCGCGCACGGTCAGGCCCTCGACCACCGTCAGGTCGAATGCGTCCCGGCCAAAGGCCTCAGGCGTCACGACGATGGGCAGCGAGCCGTCAGCCACGGGCGCCTCCTTCTCTCAATTTGTCGGTGATGAAGCGCACGGCGTGCGCCAGCCTGCGTCGGGTCGAGCAGGCGGAGCCTTCTGACCGCAGGCGTCTAAGAAGCCCTGCGTCGGGTCGACGGCCGCAGGCCTCTAAAGAGCTTGTTCGATGTCTGTGACGAAGGCGGGCACAAAGGCCCCCTTCAGCCGATACCGACCGCCCGGTTCGTCCAGGTCCAGCAGGGCCGTCTGCATCGGCGTATCGGCGTGCAGGATCAGGCGGGGCGTCAGCATGTATCCGACGTGCCCGGCCCGCCCCATCCAGGTCAGCCAGGCGACCACGCCCGCCTGCGGCTCGACGGGCCGCCAGGACGCCAGCCCCTCGGCCAGCAGACGCGCCCGTTCGCGCGTCCCGGCCGGGCAGACGATGGCCGCCTCATACAGGTCCAGATAATCCGGCACCTCGATCCCGCTGAACGCCCTGAGGCACCAGCGGGTCAGGCCTCGGCAATCCCATCCCTCCGGCGTGTCCCCTTTGGCCAGGAACGGCGCCCCGATAAGCGGCGCCGCGCGTGCGATCAGGTCGCCCGGCACCGTCATTCGCATCAGAACTTGCCCGGCGTGGTCGCGGGCGTGTAGCTGACGGCGCAGGCTGGCTCTTCGTTGAAGTCGCGGGGTCGGATGACGGCCGCGGCCTTCGTTCTGTCTCCCTCGGTCGAGGCGATCCGCGCATCCAGAAGCGCCCGCTCGATGACGTTGGGGTCAGCCACCCGAACGACCGAAAGATCGATTTCCGGCGGCTCCTCGGCGGCGTCAGCGGCCGCCTCGATCACCTGATCGACATTGGCGATGGTCAGGCGCGCCTGACCGAACGGACTGTCCTGGCTCGCGCCAGCCCAGCTGACTTGAAACGGATAATGGACGTGCTCCACGCCATTGGACGTCAGCCCGCCCGGCCAGTCCGTGACGTTCAGCGGCTCGGCCAGACCGTCGCTACGGATGGTCACCAGCTGCGCCACGGCGTCCGGCTCGCCCCTGAACGCCGCCTCCACCATCGTTTCGGTCACATCGGTCATCAGGCGGTCTCCAGCCAAAGGGCGACGTCCATGAGGTGCAGAGCGCCCCGCGTTTCGCTCAGGCGCGGCGCCCCATCAGCCGCCCAACTGCCGACGCAAAGCCGCTCGCTGCCCGGCTCCACGATCCAGAAGCTTCGCGCCGTCGCATGGAAGGCCTCAAGCATTGCGCGCTGAACGACGTCGCAACGGATCTGGCCGGACAGCTTTCGTGCGGCGTCGGCCGTGATGGGGCGCGACATCGGACGCCCCGGCCCGGCGTCGAACTCGATCATGCCGGGCTTGGGTTCGAAGCCCGCGCCGACGCCGAACTCCCTCAGCGCGCCCGGCCACGACGGCCGCTTCAGATCGACGTTGGAATGCAGGCCTGGCGACCACAGGAGCGGGTGTTGCGAGCCCTGCGGTGCCTCCGCGATCAACGGCTTCAACAGCACCGCCTCAATGGCCTGCCCGGCCCCCGTCGCCCGGCCGCCCGCCTCGACTGCGGCGCTGACGGCCGAGGCGGGCCGCTCGATCCGCGCCCAGGCGCGGTAATAGGTGTCCAGCAGCCCGTCGCGGGCGACGCCCCAGCTGGCCAGCACCGGCCGCCGCACAGTCAGATCATGCGCCATCAGCACGGCGCCGCTGGCGTCGAAGAAGACCAGACGGACGAAGGGCGGGACGGCCGCCCCGGCGACAAACGCGGCGGCGGCCAGGGAAATCTCTACGACAGAGACCCCCTGAACGTCGGCCCGCACGTTCGAAGCCGGCGTGACGGCGAAGGATTGTCCGGCGCTGCTGGACGTGCCCGAGGCGCGAAAGACGCCCCGGCCGGGCGCGCCGCGCGCCGCCTCATCCTTCGATAGGGTCATACCCGCCGTGGCGGTCCAGCCGCTGACCCCGTCTAGGGCGCCGGCATTGGTCAATCGGTTGGTCATTGCGGCTCCCGTTTAAATCCCTAGCCGCGACGTCTCGGCTGGGGCGTCGCCCGCTGCGCCCGCGCAAGGCTCCCGTCTTTGCCCGCCTTGGCCAGTTGGCTCTTGAAGAGCGGTTCAAGCTCCAGTTCGAGACCGCCGTCCGGCTTTTGCGACAGATGGCCGGTCATCGGCTCCGAGCCGTAGTTCTTGATGGTCAGACCGCCGAGGTTGACGTTCATGCCGCTGCCGCCGGCGGCCGCCTGCCGAGCCCGGTCATGCTCCATCACCTGCGACCCGCGCGGCAGTCGCAGTAGCTCAGGGCCCCGTTCCCCGACCCATTTCCAGCCGCCCTCGGAGAAGTCCGTCCCTGCCGCGTGGCCGCTTCCGAACAGCTGCGAAAGGGCGCCGCCCAGATCCATCCCGCCGCTGCTGAAGCCGCCGCCCAGCGATCTCAGGAATCCGCCCCAATCCAGCTCGCCCAGGGCGTCGCCTAGCTTGACCAGCCACTTGTCCGTGGCGCGGTCCAACTGGTCATAGAGAGCATCGCCTAGACCGCTGCGCTTGATGTCCAGCAGCATATTGCTCGTCCAGGCGCGACGGGCGCCCGTAAGCGCAGCATCCAGCTCTTCCTTGATTTCGCGTCCCGCCTGTTTCAGGCCCTCGCCGCGATTCAGGTTGCCGCGCTGTTCGATCTCCCGCGCGCGCCGCTGAATACGATCGGCGACGCTCAACCGGCGATACTCATCTTCGTCACCCGACAGACGCGCCAGGTTCAGCCGATGCTCCGTCTTGGCGTCAGCGATCGTCCGTTTCAGTGCAGCGGCGCGCGCCTCGACCAACTGGTTGCGCTGCGCCTCAGCGAGGTTGGTCGCGGTCGCCAGGTCATAGCCCGCCTTCTGAAAGGCAAGGATACGGTCCTCATGCTCGATCCGCTGGCGCTGGTTCTCCAGTGATCGTTCTTCGCCCAAGAGCCGCATCACCTGCGCCTCAGCTTCACGCTGCAGCTTCAGGCCCTCTTCATCCCGCTGGACCTTCATCGCTTCCAGCAGCCGCTGCTCTTCCTGAGCGGCACGGCTCTTCGCCAGGGCCGCCGCCACGCCGTCGTCTTCCAACTGGCGGATGCGTGCACGGACCCGCGCTTCTGCCTCAAGGTCGCGGACACGGTCCAGATTGTTGGTCGCCTTGGCTTCCTGCAGCGAGAGGTTGGACTGGACGTCTTCCTCCCGCCGCGTCCGCTGCAGCAGTTCGCGGGCCTGACGCTCGGCTTCGCGACGGGCGCGCTCAGCATCCCGTGCAGCTTTGTCCCGGTCCTTCTTCCCGGCGTCCGCGCGATCCTTCGCCTCTTGCGCCACCTGATTGGCGGCCGCTGAGTTCGCGGCATCCTCACGTTCGCGATTATCCCAGTCGCGGAGGAAGGTCTCAGTGAACAGCTTCGTCTCAGCCTGGCGGCGCGCGAACGGCGTCAACGCCGCATCGCGACGAAGCTCAAGGTTCTCGATCCGCTCATCGCGCGTGGTCTGCAACCACTCTCCCAGCTTGGTCCAGTAGTTGGACATGCTGCGGGTGGCGACATCCCAGAAACTGGTCAGTTCATCGACCTTGTCAGCGTGACCGCTCATAGCGCCGGTCAGCGCTTCCATTAGAACCTTCTGCGCCGCCGTTCGATCACCCAGCTTGGTCAGGCTGTCGATCTGGTCGAGCGTCTTCTGATCCAACAGGCCGAACTGACGCGTCATGTCGCGCGCCGCCTTATCCGGTTCCGACATCGCCTTGGCCAGCATTTCGGTTGCTGACTTGGCGTCGACGCCCATGAAAGCCGCATAATCCTTGGTGATGGCGACCAGACCACTCATCACCTCGCCGCCGATTTTACCCGTGGAGACATAGGCTGAGGCCATGTCGCGCGCGGACTTCAGAGAAATGTTTCCTGCCTCCGCCCCCGCGTCAGCGGCGGCCTTCAGCTCGGCGCCGGACATCTTGGCCGTGCGTCCAAGACCGGTCGCGGCCCTGTCCAGCGCCGCTGACGACTTCTCCGCCTGGGCCCAGGCCACAGCCATGGCACCGGTCGCCCCGGCCAGGAGCCCGGTCGCCCCGACCAGCATCGTCAACGGCCCCGTCAACTTGATGGCCGAGGTCGACCAAGCGTCGAGGATCTGCGGCCCTTGCTGGATCGCGATCATGGCCGGGTTCATGCCCATGGCGGCCGTGGTGAAGACGTCCGCCCCCTGACGCGTCAGGTTCAGGCGCGACGCCATGACGTTGCGGCTCAGTCCCTTGCCTTGCCGCTCGATCGCCGTCGCCGTCTCATTGTAGCGCTGCTTGGCCAGGTTCTGCGCCTGGGCCAGCTGTTCAGTCGTGATCTTCCCGCGCTTAGCGAGCGCATCGTACTCAGCCAGTTCCTGGTTCAGCTTCTGCTGCGCCGCCCAGGCCGGGTTCAGGGCCTCCAACAACACCTGCGCACGGCGGTCGTAGGCCTTGTCGGCGGCTTCGAACGTTCGCGCCGAGACTGACGCACGGGCGTTGCCTGCTGACGACGACTGATCCTGAAGCGCCGTCCGTGTTGACCCGCCGGCGATGGCGTTGATGCGGTTTTGCATCGCCGTGTCCGCCTGGGCGGCGGCCCTAGCCACTTCGCGCAGACGTTCGACTTCGCGCATGGCGGCGGCGGCGGCCTTGTCTGACCCGGCCGCGGCCTTCTCATTCATGCGCACCAGCGCGCGCTCTGCGCCCTCCGCCTCGCGGATGACGTCCTTGCCGCCCTCAGGCTTCAAGCGAATGGCGACCTGTTTGACGCTCATGTCATCGACTCCGATGCGTAACGATCAGACCCGCCGTCTTCGACCCGGCCTGATCGGCGAGCGTGTCGAGATCCATGCGCTTCCGCGTGGTGATGAACGGCTTCAGTTTGAAGATTGTGATGGTTTTCCCGGCGGGCCCGTACAGCCTTGAACCCCGCCCCTTGGATCGATACGGCCGCGCGACGCGGCCGGGGCCGAGCATGGCCTGGTCGGCAACCAATGCGGCATCACGTCGACCGGGGATATAAACGAACCTCAGCCGGATTCCGGTGCGACGCTCGAAACCGCCGGGTGTGATGCGCTCGCGCGCGCCTCGACTATTGACGGTCACACCCATGCCGTTCGTGCCGCGCTTCAGCCCGAATTTCCCAGCCTCTTCGGTCGGAAGCGCGAGCCAACCTCGGCCTTTGGCGCGAATGACTGTCGCCTTCAGCGCCGTCTCGATGATGGCGGCGGCCGATCCGCGAACGGCGACGTACCCGGCGGCGTCAACGCTGTCCTGCCCCTGCGGATACACCTTGCCCCGCCACGCTTTCGGCAGCCGATTGCCCTTGAAGGCTCGTTCCGTAGCGCCGCGCACAAGGCCCTTCAGGGCATCCGTTCCCTCGCGCACGCTGGCGGTGACGTCGCGGGCCAGCTCCTTCTCGATCTCGGCGGCCAGACCCTCCGCCTCGATGCTGACCTTCGCCCTCATTCTTCATCCTCCCGGCGCAGGCCCCTGATGATCTGCCCCTCGACCAGAGGCAGGGCCTCGGACATCAGCAACCGGGTCGCCTCGTCCATCGGCCCGCCCAGCTGGGCGAAGGCGACCACGGCGCCGTAATCCAGGGCGAAGGCGCCGAACCCGCTCGACCTCAACTGGCCGGCGCAGGCGGCCAGGACGTCCCAGACACGGCGGCCTTGCGGGGTTTTCGGCGCGTGCTGGTCGAAGGGGCAGGGCTCGCCTTCACCCCCGCAGTATTGTCGTCGGCAGCTGTCTCGGCAGTAGTATCCGCCTCCCTCTCCGAACTGCCACTCGGCGAGGGAGACGATCCTTTTTTTTCCGACATCAGGGCGTACACCTCGCTGGCGTACCCCCCGTCGAAGAAATCGAAGATCTCGGGCTCTTGTCCCAACAGGGCCACGACCTGGTCGGGCGTCAGCGTCTGGGCGGGCGAGCCGGTATCGTCGGCTACGCCCTCCCATTCGAGCGCGCCGGCCGCCACATAGGCCGCCGTCATGACGAACAGAGCCTGGCCCATGTGGCCGACGCCGTCGTTATCCATCTCGACCCCGTGGGCCACCATCAGCCCGGCGCTGATCCGCCGGGCTTCCACGATCACAGGCGTCGAGGGCGGAAGCATCTTCACGCGCACGCCGTGCGCCGGCTCCAACCATTCCGGCTGGGCGGCTATCTTCAGCTGAAGCATGGTTCAGACCCCTCCTCAGGCGCCGTAGGCCGAACCGGCCACGTCGTTGTCGAGGATGACGGTCAGAGCCCGACCGAGCGTGGGATCGACGGCCGCCTGATAGGCGTAATCCGCCTGGATGCCGCCCGGGCCGGTTACAGGCCGCTTCGCCTTGGGAAGGAAGACGCGATGCTGGATCAGCCGCAATGAGAAGTCGGTGCCCGGAAGCGTCCAGATGTGCTCCAGGTCGCTGGCCTCGCCGTTCTCCGCCTGCAGCTGCAGCTCAGGCCCGCTGTAACGGACGCCGATCTGCCCCGTCAGGGCCAGCGCGCCTTCGTCGATCCCGCTGACCCGGCCGTCGCTGCGGATGGCCGGGACTGGGTCGAGACCGTTCGACAGGTTGAACTGGCCGCTGACCAGATCGGCGATCGGCACGCCGTAACGCAGCACAGACCCCGAGAACTGCGAGAAGCGCGCCACCGCCATTTCGGCGGCGACCGTGCCGGCGGCCGACGCCGTGGCGACGGATTCGCCCTGGGCGATCAGACCCAGCGTCGCGGTCAGATTGCCCCCGCGCTGCATCTGAACGCCCAGGGTGTTGGCCTTCACGCCGTAGTTCATGTTGAAGGCGGGAACCTCGGGATGCTGAAGCTCGATCGAGGCGGATGGCAGCACCGCCGCGCCGCTGGTGAAGGTGTGACGATACCCGCCCGACGCGGCGCCGCCGGTCAGCGTCGCACCCGAGGCCGTGGCGTTCGACGCTGGCGTGTCGCCGGCCTCGATCGCAAAGCTGTTGCCCGACACGCCTAGCGTGTCGTGCTGGATCAGAATGGCGTTGCCACGGTCATTCTGGCGATAAGTGGCCACCGCGACGCCTGTCACGGCGCTGGCGTTCAGGGCGCGCACGGCGTTCGCCACCGTAGCCGGAAGCGTCGCGCCGATCTGGATCTGATTGGCGGTTGGCGTGCCGGTGACGAAGGTGAATGCCTGGCCGCCGATGCTGATGGTCGCATTGTTTACGGGCTGGGCCGAAAAGGTGATCGTTCCCCGCGCCGCCTTGCCCGCCGCGCTGGTCGGGGCGCCGAGCAGCATCCTCAGCCACACGCCGCTCTGCCGCGCGCAGATGGGCACGACCACGTCGCCGGTGTTCGTCACGGCGTCCCGGCCGGGCTCGCTGGACTCTCGACCCCGGCCCAGCAGTTCACCGTCGATCAGCGGCTGCTCCTCGCCGAGCGACGCCGAGACGAAGGCCATCAGGCCAAAGCCGGTCGCGGGCGGGAAGCCGAAAGTCTGTTCAATCGCCAAGGCCATGCGGGCGTTGGCGCCGCGTGCGCGTGCCATGTCAGTTCTCCATCATGAGGGGTGTCCGCCTGGGGCCGGACGAGGTCAGCCAGGTGCGATCGGCTTGGGCCGATCAGGTCAGCGGGTTGGACGTCGAGTAGACGACGATGATGCTGAGCTGCGCGCCCCGCACCGGTTCGGCGCTTTCCAAGGTCACATCGTCGGTCATCGGCGCCGTCGCCTCGACCCATTCGGCGACGCCGCCCAGGCTTCGATCCGCTTCAATCCTGTCGCCGATCGGGATCAGCAGCTGGTCCAGCAACTCGTGCCGATTGGTCGAGCCCGGCGGGCCCAGAACCTCGACCTCGAACTCGTGGGTGTAGGTGTAGAGCAGCGGCGAGAGGGTCACCTCCGGTTCCCCCGGATCGCCGTCGTGCAGGATGATGGTGCCGCCCGGATCCGGCCGCTTCGGCCAGGGTTGTTCACGCCTGACCTCGGCGTGGGGCGCGGCGGCTTCCAGCAGCGCCTTCACGCCCTTGGCGGCAGCTTCGCGTGCGCTGCCCATGGCTCAGCCTCCAACCGGAATGACAGCGCACAGCCACCAGCCGTCTTCATTGCGACGCGGATCCCCGACGATCTTCAACGTCTCGCGCACGGCGCCGGTCACGTCGTCCAGCAGCTGTATCTGCTGGCCTTCCTCTGGTTCGGCGATCCAGCGCTGATGAATCTCGACGGCTCGGGCCGTCAGAATGTGCGACGCGTCGCCATACCGCGCGATCGCGTCCTCTTCAGCCGGGTGGACCCGCACCTCGCCGGCCACGCCCGTCCACAGCGCACGATCGCCGAGGTGGTCATCCACCTCGGCGACCATGGCTGTCAGATGCTGCCCGAAGCCCATCTTAGGGCTGGGGTCCCCAGACCCACTTCGTGGTCAGGCGAGGCTTCCGCCAGATCGGCAGGGAGTTCATCTGGTACTTCCATTCCAGACCCGCTCCGTGCTTCATCACCTCTTCCGAGAAATGGATCAGGTCCTCGTCCGAGAAGGTCGCGCCGTCCAGTTCGCGGATATCCAGCGGCGGGGCCGCATAGGTGACGTGCGACTCGATCGTGCCGGTCGGGTAGGAAACACCTTCCTTGGCGTCGAGCAGCCGCGTCGTGCCTTCCGTTCCCCACAGCTTCACCCGCGCGCGGTACTCGCGGATGGTGCAGCCGGAGATCTCGATCACGCGACGGAAGCTGTTGGCCGACTTCTCGCGCTGCTGGTTCAGCAGCTGGAGCATGGCGGGCGTGCCGGCGAAATACTTCTCCACCGACGGGTGCCGGATGATCTTGCTGTAGAACTCCGGCGCGATGCGGACCTCCAGCCCGGTCATCGTGTCGTTGACCAGCTCCTCCTCGGTGCCGGAAAGCACCTCCTCCAGCGCCGCCGGCACGTCGAAGGTCGGATCGTCCAGGTCGAAATAGACCACGCGCTGCTGCAGCTCGAACACCTTGTTCAGGTCGTAGATGAGCTGATTGGCGCCGTCGACAATCCGCCCCTTCAGCGAGGAGATCTTCATCACCTCAAGGGTGATGGAGAACTTCAGACGGTTGCGGCGGTGACGGGTTTCGACCTTGTTGATCAGGGCGTCGTCCGGCGTGCGGGTGCGCCGGGCGTAGGCCATCCAGGACCGGATGTCCGCCGCCAGCACGGAGTCCTCGTGGCTGACGTTCGGAATCTCGAAGATGACGCCCTTGCCCTTGCCGTGGCGAGCGATCGTCGACGGGCGGCCGCCTTCCGTGACCGGCAGGGCGGTGATCACCCCGTCATCGATGTCGATGCGGACGTAAGGCGTGTCCAGGCCTTCGCTCGGGAACATGCCGTCGGCATTGAGCTGGCCGAACTGGTCGGGGACGGAGTTGATCAGGCCGGTGTGGTGCGCGGCCGTCAGGGGCAGCAGCGAGCCGCTGTCCAACAGTTCATCGGGGTCCATCGGAGCCCTCCTATCGTTTCAGTGTTCAGGGATGCCGGGCCGCCGAGGGGCCCGGATTGCCGGCTCAGCCGCTGACGCGCGGTTGAATGCCCAGCGAAGCCAGACGGCGGTAGGCCGCTTTCTTCTGGCCGTCGGTGACGCCCAGCGGCCAGACGATGGCCTCGCGACGAATGATGACCGGGCCGCGCGCCAGGACCGTCAGCTCGACATCCACCCCGACCGGCGCCTCGGCCGACAACAGGTTGACGCCGGTGATGATCTGCGAGCCGTCCGTCGCCGCCGGATCCCACGGCGCATCCTTCTCGATCACGCCGTCCTCATAGGCGACGGAAACCGGAATCCGGTCGCCGGCGACGAAGTCCGCCGAACCGTCCGACAGGGTGAAGTTGATGGCGCCGTTGTAAGGCGAGCCGACATTGCCCGCGCCGTCCAGGCTTCCGTCGGGACGGATCACCTGAAAGGCGCCGCCATCGGCCGCCGGCGAAACGATGACCACCTCATACTGGCCCGCAGCGGCCCCGGTGTCCGCCGTAACGACGCCGATCGCGCCGTTGCCCGTGCCGACCACGGCGCCGGCCGTGACGGTCGCCGCGCCGATCAGCACCGTGCCGACAAGCACGAAAGCCGCAAAGGCTCGCGTCGTGCCGACGCCGCCCAGGCCGACGCGCTTGTCCGTCGTATAGGTCGGATCATACTCCGAATGGATAAGATCGCTGAGGCCGGGCAGGCCGGTCTCGAAAGTATAGGCCTTCATGACGGCCTCCTCTGTTCAGCAGGTTGATGCAGCCGGGATCAGGTCCAGCCCCCGGCCGAGCTGGTCGGCTCAGCCGGCGCCGCCGTTCCGGTTCCGATCGATGCGGTTGGCCACGGCTGCGCTCAGGCCCGTGGCCGCCTTGGCCCCGTCGGCCCTCAGGCGCTGGGCCCCCGACATGGCGCGATCCAGGCGGTTGCCGCCTTGGGTCGAGCCCGCGACGGCGGCCGACGCCTTGAACTGCGCCAGCGTCTGGCCCGACTGGATGGCGGCCAGAGCGAGCGCGGGGTTCTTCTTGGCCTCAGCCGAAGCGGCGATGGCGGAAGCCTCGCCGTTGCCCCCTTCCGACGCTTCCGGCGCGTCGTCATCCTCGTCGTCGTCTTCGTCCGGGTCCTTTTCCTCGGCCGAGGCGCCGCCCTGACCGGCGGCGCCGCCATCCTCCTCGTCGTCCTCTTCAGGTTCCGCCGCAGTCGCGCCGGTCTTGACCTTCGCAAGGTTCGCCTGCGCCAGGCGCAGCGCCTTCTCGGCCTGGGCCACCTGGGCGGCCGCTCGGGCCTGTCGGCCCGCCGTGGGTTTCGTGGCCATCACGGCCTCCTTTTCGGTTTGGGCCGAAGCGCGCGAGCCCGACGCGCCGGCTTGGCTTCCTGAAACAGGCTCGGAAGAAACGTGCTCGACCAGGGCGGCGAAGGCCTGCTCCTCGTCCATGATCTCGTCGGCGAGACCCAGCGCGACGCCTGATCGGGCCTCGTCCTGGTGCTCGGCCATGAAGACGTCGGCCCTCAGCTGCAAAAGCTGGTCGCGGGTGAGGCTCGATCGCCCCGCCTCGACATCGGCCAGGAACAGGGCGCCCACCTGGTTCACATCGGCCTGCCAGGCCGCCCGAGCGCTCTCGCTCAGCGCCTTCCACCAGGCGCCGTCCGTCTTCACCCCGCCCTCGGGAAACTCGATGGTGGTGATCTCAACGCCGTCCTGCTCCAGCGATCCGGCATGGCTCTCATGCACCATGACGGCGCCGATCGAACCGACGTAGCCGACGCTCGGCGCGATGATCCTGTCGGTCTGCGCGGCGATCCAGTAACCGGCCGAACAGGCCATATCGGCGTAGGTCCAGATCGGCTTTCCGCCGGCTGCCTCCCGGGCTTCACGCATGAAGCGGGCGAGGGTCGGCAGGCCGCCGGCCACGACGCCGCCCGGCGTATCAAGGCGCAGGAAGACGCCGCGAACGCGGGCGTCCGCCAGGGCCTCGCGCATGGCCATCAGCAGGGTGTCGTACCCGTGCCAGACGACGCCGCAGAACTCGTCGCCGCGTTCCACCAGAGGGCTGTCGCATTCAATGAGCGCGACGCCGTCTTTCAGCGACCAGCAGAACCCGGTGTCCTCGACCTCGCCCAGCCAGCGCGGTTGATAGGCGAGACGCTCCTCGATCGGGACGAACGGCGCGCCCTCGCCTTCGTCGTCCCAGGCGAACGCCGTGCGCGCGCTGTCGCCGGGCGCGTGGCCCAGGCCTACGCGGCGCAGGAAGGCGTCCAGACGCGACGGACGGCTGAAGGCGCGCGGATCGACCGAACGGATACGCAGCGCCAGATCTCGGGCGGCCGCCGGCGTCAACAGAAGGGGGCGGCCAGCATAGCGGGCCGCCATAGAGGCGTAGTCAGGCATGGTGTTTTCCTCAGGCGGCGGTGCGCTGATCCAGGAAGGCCTGGTGCGCCGGATCTCGGCTGGTCGCGGCGGTGCGCTCCAAGGCCCCCCCCGGCATGGGCAGTTCCAGTTCCTCGTGCTTGGCCATTTCGCGCGCACGCTGTTCCAGCACTTCTTCCCAATCCTTGCCCTGATCGTCGCACTCGTCTTCCAGGGTGCTGACGTTGGCCTCGATGCGCGCCGAGGCCGCGTCGATCTCCTTGGTCGGATCGATGAAGCCCCGACCCGGGCCGATGCAGTGGATCTGGCAGTAGGCGTCCACCGCGTCGTAGAAGTCCGGCGCTCCCTCGGGGATTTGCACGTAGCCTCGGTCGAAAGCCTCTTCGGCCCAGGCGACCACGAACGGCCTCACCAGTTGGTCTTCCATCAAACCCATCAAGGCGACGGTTTCGGCCCAGGCATGGACGAGGGCTGCACGCGCAGACGAGTAGTTCGTCTGCGAATAGTCCATCGACAGCTCTTCGTAGGTCACGCCCAGCGAAGCGGCGATCAGGCGAAGGATCGAGCGCACGAAGGCGTCGAAGCTGGTCACATCCTTCGACGCCGTCTGCAGCTGCAGTTCGTCGCCGTAGGGAAAAACCGGGATCTGGGCGCCGTTGCCCAGATTGACCGGGTTTTCCTTGTAGTGCTCCTGGCGCCAGGTCTCGAACTGCTTGACGTCGCCGGGCTCGAAACTCTCGCTGACGGCGCCCGGCCCGCCGTTCGACTTCATGAAGGCGACGATCAGCGCATTGACCGTCGCGCTCTGCAGCGTGGCGTCCGTGAACCGGGACAGCGCGCGGAAACTCTTCAGCGCGGCGGCGAAACGGCTGACGCCGCGCGTCTGGCCGGCCCGTTCCGGCTCGAAGCAATGGAACACCTGCGGCCGACCCCATTCGGTCCAGCGCTCGAACCTCTGCCAACGGAACTGGCCAGGACCGCCGAAATCGGACGGATGCCGCTCGCGGATATGATAGGCGTCGGCCGCGCCCCAGGCGTCGAACTCGACGCCGCCGCGCAGCTCGTCCCGATCCGGTCGACCGTTCGGATTGCTCAGCCGGTCAGGATCGACCAGACGAAGCCGCGTCTTGTACCGGGTGGCCTCGTCTTCAGCCCATTCGCCCAGCCCGAGCGCCTCGCCGTCGACCACGATGTGCGACGCCGCCAGTCGGAGCTGCTGGCCCCAGGTCAGCTTGCGCTCAGCGTCGGACGTAAAGGCGTGGCCGTAGCCGTAAAGCTGGAACTCTGTGCTCAGATCGGCGCCGAGCTGCCGCGCCGCCTCTCTGTCGATGCCGAGGGCGCGGGCGTTCGGCCTGAACTTGACCCGCCAGCCTTTGCCGACGGCCGCATTGACGCGACGGGACCGCGCCGAGGCGGCGACGGGATCGTTGCGCACCCGCTCCCGCACGCGGGCGGTGACGCGATCGCGGTTCGGAAGCCAAAGCTTGTCCGCCGAGCCGAGCTGGGCAGGCCATTCGGCGAAATAGGTGCCATGGCCGCTCGCCCCCTCATAGGACGGCGTTCCGCCCATGGCGGCCGTATCCGTCATCGCCACGGCGCGCGCGCGGGCGACCTCCAGGCGAGAGATCGACCGGCCCGAGGCAGACACCAGACCTGAGGGAGCGAACGGCGTGCGCATGGCGCGGCTCAGTCCTTGGCCTGCGCAGTCGCGCGGGCTTCCAGAGCTGCAAGGCGCGACTGGAGCGACGCCAGTTCTCCGGCGCTGGCGTTGCCTGCCTCATCAAAGGCGGCGAAGCGCGCCTTCAGAGCCTCGTCCAGGCCTGCAAAACGCTCATCAATGGCGGCAAGCCCCGTCTTGAGGGCCTCATCACGGGTTTCGCCGGCCTTCTCCAGACCGCCGAAGCGCTCATCGATCAACGAAGCGAACTTATCGAACCGTTCGCCGATCCACGCGTCATCGTAAGCGTCCGATCCGGTTACAGCCACGGGCTCAAACGGTGCGCTCAGCGCCTCGTTGAACTGTCGGCGGGCGTTCAGGACGCCTTCGACCAGCGTGTCAGGCACGGGGCGGCTGGGAAAGCTCACCAGGGCCCGCATCGCGTCCAGCAGGACGATCAATGCGGCCACGGCGGGCACGTTCGACAGGGAAACGCTCGCGACGACGGTTTCTGACGCCGGCGCGGCGGCGGGCGACTTGGGGGTTCGGCTCATGACGGCCTCCTCGATGTAATGAAATCCGGGTGCGAAGGCGGCGCCGCCCCGACGTCGGCAGTCGGGGACCGCCGGCGGCCGAGAGCCTCCCCGAACCCGGGGCGGGAGGCCGGTTGACGGCGTAGATCGTTAAAGGCGGATGCTCAGTGCGCCTCGACGGCGCAGCGGCGCCCCGTCCAGTTGCAGGGCCTTGCCCTCGAGATTGGCGATCTCGCTTTCGAGGCGTCCGATATCGCCTTTGGCGTACTTCACCGTTCGGCCGTTGCTGGTGATCTCGGCCACCTGGCCGCCCGCGATGATCTTGGCGTAGGCCGCGCGGAAGGCGGCCAGCTGGGCGGTCTCTGCGGGCGTCAGCGCCATTAGAAGCTCCATTTCTTCTTGGCCGCTGCGACCTCGGCCGAGCTGGCGGCGGGCGCGGACGGCGTTTCCGACTGACCGGCTGGCGGGCGTTCCCACAGAGCCTCCAGACCGGCCTTCTCAGCCTGACGACGACGCGCCAGTTCGAGCCAGTCCGGCTCGGCCCCGGGAACGCCGATGCCCAGAGAAGCGGCCAGCGCGCGGTTGTAGACCCACAGGTCCAGCTCCTCGTTGCGGCGGCGGACGCGGACCCAGGCCTCATCCTTCACAACGCCCGTCTTGCTGTCCTGGACAGAGACCAGAGCCTCGCCGGTAAGCTCCTCGAAGAAGTCCCGCTCGATCCAACCCGGCCAATGAGGACGACGCGGCGCGCGGGCGCCCTTCTCCCCTTCCAGGCTCAGCGGTATCGCCTCGTTCATCAGCGTCCGCTTCAGATCCCAGGTGCCGACGCGCCAGGTCCGGCACGAAACCACTCGTCCCTCAGGCCCTTCCAGCTTCTGTTTCGCGCCTCGGCGAAGCGGCATCCGCCCCCAACCGTCAGCGCCGTCCAACGCCTTCGATTTCCCGTGAGCCGAGCAGTAAGCGTAGACGTGGAAAGTCCCGTAGCCGGAATCGACGCCCTGAACTTCGGTGGCGACGTACCCGCCGTCCTCATGCGGCCAACGTCTGCGCTCCAGCTCGGCCAGCTCGGCCCAGATCTGCGGCTCCGACGGGCCGCCCTCGATCCGCCCCTTGTCGATGGGGACGTGCTCGGCCTCGGGCCCCCAGGCATAGGCCGTCCACTGCGCCCAGTCACCGTTCAGGTCGACGGCGATGGTGACGATCTCGTAGCCCGACGGCACCACGCCCTTGGTGAACCGACCGTCCCGACGCTCCAACAGCTTGTCGACATCGGCCTGCTGGACCGTGACCTCGTAAGCCTCGCCGAAGATCTGCTGGTGCAGGGCGATCTTCGCCTCTTCGTCCGTCGCATCCCGGATCTGTTCGGCGATGTAGGCCCAATCCACGGCGTCCGATACGACCTGCCAGGCATGGTAGCTGGGCTGCCGCCCCTCTGTGGGCCGTTTCCGCCAGGCCTCGTACTCGCTGACGGCGATGAAGGCGCTTGGCGCCGGATTGTCAGGGTCCGTCGACGGAAAGGTCGGTATCCAACCGCCGCGCACGCCGTGCGCAGGCTCCCGGTACGGGTGACAGGCCTCAACCATCGCACGCTTGTGCCGATGCTCGATCACGCCGCCGCATGACGGGCAGTTGAAGTGGGGCGTTTCGCCCTTCTCCACGCCCATCATCATATCGCGATCCAGTCGGATCAGCACTCCGCCGGGCAGGCCCGAGCAATGGGGACAGGGCAGGTACAACCGGCGCTGGTCGCCGAGGCGATAATCGGCCGTCACCGGGCAGCCGGTAAGTTCGCCTTCGTTCTCCTCCGAACGGCGCACGAGCCCTGGCGTCGAGTTATGGAAGGTCTTGGCGCCGGCCAGTTCCCACTGAAGCTGGCGGACCTTGATCTGCTTGTGCGGATCGCCGCGATCTCCGACCGACACGCTCCAGTTCGGCGTCTCTTCCTTCACCACCAGGCAGAAGGTGACCATCTGCAGCGGCTTGGCGCTGGTCGTGCCGAAGAACTGTCCGTACCCGCCCGGGAATCGTTTGTAGGTGTTGGTCGAGCCCTGCTCGTCCCGCGATGTCACAGCCCGGATTTTACGGCGCAGCTCGGGCGTGGCGTCGACAAGCGGTTGCCACTTCGTCCGGTTGTACTTCAGCGCCTCGTCGCCGCTCGGCAGGGCGACGCCCCACGGGCGAGCCACCACAGCCGAGTAGTAGAGCGTCGCCAGCACGCCGATTGTCGTCTTCGCGATCTGGGCGGAGCCGACGAAGGTGACAGTCCTGGCGGGATCATCGGGGTGAAGCCGGTCCAGCGGCTCGATCAGGTACTCGAACCCGTCCCAGGACAACTCGCCTTCGCGCGTCGTTCCCGTTTCGCCGGGGATGTTGACCCGCCCCTCGGCCCAGGCGCTGATCATCTGATCGGGGGCAGGCGTCACAGCCGTCGCCATGGCCATGACCAGCGACGCCGCCTGCCGCGCCAGCTCGGCGCTGCTGAACAGGCTCATGTCAGGCCGCCGCCAGCTCGTCTTCCGTGAAGCCGCCCGCCAGCTTGGTCAGCTCGGTCACAAGGTTGTTCAGCAGCTTCTGGTCCGCCTGTTTCAACACATGCTCGGCCTGGCGGACATCGTTCATGCCGGCCACCTCAGTGGCCAGGGTGCGCCGACGGCGCTCCAGCGCCTGGGTGAAGGCGACGCCCATGGCCTCGATCGCCATCGTCACCGCCGCCTTCGACAAAAGCTCGCCCTTCCGCTCAGCCAGGTCGAGTTCGAGCTTTTCCTCTTCCAGCGCGCGCTTCCGCGATCCCGCCGGCCCCGCAGGCACCGCCGACGGCGCTTCCGCCACCTGGCGGCTGTCCTGGACCGAAAGGGATTCGCCGCGCGCGCGGATCAGGGCGTCGTAGTCGACCTCCTTGACGCGCCCTTGGGAGTCACGCCGGACAGGCAGGTCCTCATTCCGCGCGATGAAGCGAGAGATCGAGGATTTGTTGATCGGTCGCCCTGCTTTGGCTTCCAACGCCGCCGCCTCGCTGACGCTGACCCAGCGCCGTGACGATCCACCATCGAGCAGGAAGGGCTCTGTCATGCCGTTGCGCTCCCTGTTGCGTCAGCAACGCCCGTTGCACCCCTCGAAACATCGCTCACTAGGGAACGAAAACGCTCTGCCCCACCGCATAGGGTCAGAAATGGGGGGAAGGACCCAAGGCCCACCTAGCCGCGACACAAGTCATTGAAAGGCAATGAAAAACCCGCCCGGGCGGAGCCTTGGGCGGGTGGGTCGGAACGGGCTGAGGCTGGACGGCTACCGCACTGCGCGTCATTCGTCTGACGGCAGTGCAATGATCTGGCGCGAATCACGCCCTAGCAGGGTGAATACGACTGCCGCTCTGTCGCCGTCAACCATCTCTTCGAAGACGAGATCATAGTCGGCTGTCGGCCCAGCCAGGCGCAATTTGTCGCCGCGCTTGTATCGGCAGGCCTTTGGAGCGGCCTTTTCGTTGTCGTTACGAGGTCGCTGCAACACCACCAGCCCATTGACCTCGCGGGCCTTCATCTCGGTGATGAAGCGGCTGGGGATGGGACAGGGCCGAGCCGTCTCACCGACGCCGCGCGTGATCACCTCCGTCACGCCCATGGTCGAGTAGACCGCACGCCAACGGTCCTGGTCGAGATCCATCTCGATGAACAGGTAGCGCGGGATCATCGGTCGAGGCGACGGCGCCACGCCGTTCCGAACGCGGGCCCGGGCCGGAGGCGGCACCAGCGGCAGATAGACGTTGAAGCCCTGCTGCTCCAGCTGATACCGGGCGTGCCGTTCCTGATGGGCGTGGGTCACCACGACATACCAGGCCTTGCCGGTTTGGGCGGATAGAGCGGTCGACGCGGTCACTTCTGCAGCCCCTTCGCTTTGGTTTCGGGCGTCCCACGGCGTACCGGCTGAACGTCCCACTTATCTTTTTGAGAACACTCGATAAAAACAGAGACGGGACGCGCGGGACGCATGGGACGCACCTGTGGCGTCGTGCGCTCCCGCATGTGCGCCCCCGCATGGGGCCGGGGTCGCGTCCCATGCGTCCCGGTGTCCCAAGCCCGGCTCAAAGCCCGATCAATCATGGCTTTCACCGTGGGACGCAGGGCGGGACGCGCGGTCGCCTGGGGCGTCCCAAACAGGCGCTTCGAACGGCGTCACCTCCGCCGGATCAGCCCCCAATCCGACAGGCCTCTCTAGCCAGGGGGTCAGGGGGACGGCCAAGGCGCGGCTCTGGTGCATCCCGAACCGCACAGGCGTCGGCAGCGGTCGCGGCGCATAGGCCTCGCCCAGGTCGGCCAGATGCTCCAGAACCCCGCGCCAGTTGGCGTAATGCGTCCCCGCCAGCGCCCGCGCGAGGGCCGGATGGTTGGTCGAGATCAGCAGCCATGGCCCCGGCCGCTCATGGGCGCCGTGCCCATTCTCGATCTTCAAGCCGAAGGTCTTCAGCACCTTCTCGTGGAAGCCCGGGCTTTCCAGCTGCTCCTGGATCATCTCGCCGATGGTCAGGTGGCGGTCCTTGGAATGCTGGCCCGAGTTGATGGCCCATATCCGCGACAGACACGCCTGCCCCGGGTTCTGCGCCGCCGAGGTCTCTTCCCGGTTTCGGATCAGGGCCGACCATCTGGCGACCTCCTCCCGCGCCGTCTCGATCGTGAGAGCCTCATCGTGCAGCAGCAGCCGTCGCCCGGCGGCCAGCGCCGCCACCAGATCGGCCGCCCGGGGCGTCTGCCCGCTCTCCCCCAGCGCAGCCTTCAGCAGGCTGACGTCCGCCCGGTATCGCTTGGCCTCGCGCACGGCGCGCGCCAGCAGGCGCGGCGAGATCTCCCGCGCCCAATCAATCGCCTCCTTCAGCTTTTCGTCGGCCCCGCCCTTGGCCTTGCCCAACAGCCTCAACCGCACCTCGACCACCCGCGTGGCCATGGCGTCGCCCAGCTGCACCGGCAGAATGCTGGCCAGATAGGCCGACCCGACGGCGGTCTGTCCCGCCGTCCGCCCGCCCGTGTCCCCCTGTCGACGGGTCGAGCCCTCGCCGGTCGACATGCGGCGCAGCACCTCCAGCGCCTTCTCGACCGGTCCCTGCCCGTCGACGCTGGGCTCCGCCTCGTCCAGGTAGAGCGCCCGCGCCTCCCCCGACAGGCCGTTGCGCAGGCCCGCTTCCGAGAAGCTGTCCAACAGGTCGCCGGCGTTCGCGCTGCCCGCCGCCTGCAGCAGGCGCGACAGCGTCGTCTTACCGGCCCCGGCTCCGCCGCTGACGCTGGCGTGCGGCCTGAACGGCGGGATGGCGCCCAGAAGCGCCGTGCCCTGCCACCCGAACAGGGCATCCGCTTCGCTGAGACCCTCGGGATCGCGAGGATCCAGCGGCGCGAAGTTCCACAGATTCATCAACTCGCGCAGCTTCTCGCCCTCGGCGATCGTCGCGGGCTTCCCCGGCCTGGGGGCCGGGGGGCGCAGCAGCCACAGCGGTCCTCTGGCCTGGGCTCCGGTCCTCAGGGCCTCCGCCACCGATTCCCAATCGCTCTCGCCGAAGGGCCATCGGCCGACCGCGTCGCCGGCGTGGACGACGGGCCCGTCGACGGTGGACCACACCCCGTACCCGCGCTGCGGTCGATCGCTGTCCCACCGGCCGGCTTTCCGGCATCGATCGACAAACCACTGCGCCGCCATGTCGCGCTGAAGCTTGCCGTCGTTATCGCGCCATTGGGCCAGGAACACCCGCCCTTCCAGGCTGACGAAAAGGTCCGTCTTCAGCATTCCCGCGATCTTGGACGCCGGCTCCCGCCGCAACTCGCCTTCCGGCAGGGCGAAATGCACATAGCCGCCCTCGAAGCCCAACGGGATCACCGGGCAATCCTCGACCTTCGGCTCGATCCAGACGGCGCCGGACTTGGATTCGCTGTCCGGTTCGGCGTCTTCCAGCACATAGGAATCGTTCATGCAGCTACGCCCCCGGATACGCTCGCGGCGGCTTCGGCCGCCTTGATCACTTGATTGAAGTCCATGCCGATCGGCGGGCGCGACACCCGCACCTGCGTCGGGCTTTCGTCGCTCAGGCGGCGGCTCCAGCTGGCGCGGGCCAGGGCGCCGCTGACGCGCGCCCGCTCAGCGCTGTCGCGGACCGCCTCGACCATCCGCTTCTGCTGGCGGCCGCTGCGGCCCTTGACCGTCACCGGGCTCATGTCGCCGTCGACGGCGATGTCGATCAGGCCCCACGGGTTCGCCGGATCTTCCGGCCAGGTGAAGCCGGGCCTCAGAGGATCGGCCCGGATGCGCCAGATATCCCGCGCCCCGTCCTTGTCGATCGCCTCGAACCCGCTCAGCCGGTCCAGCGACCCCGCCGCCACGGCGCGCACCGAACGGCTCAGCGGCCCGGCCAGCATCATGGCCCGCGACGCGGCGTTCTCGACGCCCTCCGCCACGACCAGGGGGCCCGGGGCGTCCGGCCGGGTCAGCCACAGCCCGCCCGGCAGCACATAGCCCTCGATGTCGCCGTGCCTGTCCGGCCGAGGGGGGCCCGCCAGTCCGTCGCGGCGCGCCAGCACGAAATGTCCCTGCGGGCCCAGCATCCGCTTCGACGGCGACCGATGGCTCTTTCCGCGCCCGTTGGGGGCCAGATAGGTGCAATGCACGCCGCCGGTCGGGCCCAGCTCGGTCATGACCAGGATGACCATCGCCGGCAGGAAGACGCCCCGCTCAGGGTGACCGCTATGCCAGGTCCGGGGATTGAACCCGACCAGCGCCAGCATCCGCGCCGCGACCGGCCCTCGGATGCCCCGCCCCTCTTCCAGATAGACCTGCACCAGCGATCCTGCGGCGGGCTCGCGCTCGCGCCAGATCTTGCGCGCCATCTCCAACCGCCATGCGGCGTCGGCCAGGGCCTCGGCCTCCGCCTCCTTCGCCGCCTGCGCACGGCGTGCGCGCGACGCCTCGCTCTCGGGCTTCAACTCCCCGCCCAGCAGGCGACGCGCCGCGTCGGCCATGGTCTCATCGCCGCCCGAGAACAGCCGATGCTCCAGGTCGATCACATCGCCGCCGCGCGCGTCGCAGGAATAGCACTTCCAGCGCCGCCCATCGGCCGACACGCGGAACGGCGCCAACTTGCTCTTGGCCCCGCATTCATTCAGCGGACAGACGCCCCGATAGCCCTTGCCGGTCTTGCGCAGCTTGCACTTGGGCGCCCGGATCGCGATGTCCTCGCATCGGACCGCCGCCCGCGCCCTGTCGAACAGCTCGTCGCTCATGCCCGCACCTCTGACAGGCCCTCTGCGGCCCTGACCGCCCTCTCGATCCGGGCGCAGGCGGTATCGAAATGCTTCGGATCGATCTCGACCCCGGTGAACCTCAGGCCGCGCTTGATCGCCGCCACCCCGGTCGAGCCGCTGCCCATGAACGGGTCGCACACGGCCTCGGCGTTGATGGTGGCCAGCACCTTGTCCATGACAGGCTCGGGCTTGACCGTCGGATGATCGACGCCGGTGAAGCGACCGCTTTCGCTCAGGATCCAGCGCGCCTTGTCAGCCAGCGACCCGACCGGATGCGCGCCCGCCAGCCAGGCGTGAACCCAGAACTCCGTGTCCGGCCGATAGTGCTTGTTCGCCACCGGCATGGGGTTCGTCTTGTGCCAGGCGCAGACGACAGTCCGGTGGAACCGCGCCGCCAGACGCGGCAGCAGCTGTGGCAGCTGGTCGTTGTGACAGAACACCGCCACCGACCGGAACGTCGACGGCGAGCAGATCCGATCGTCAAATCCCTGATCCAGCCCTGCCGCCGCGATCCGGTCCATGTTCGGCCGGGCCTTGCGGAACCTGCCCGCCCCTCGCGTGTCGAACGCATACGGCGGATCGAACACCCCCGCGTCCTGGGGGCCCAGGGACCACACCACCTCATACCCGTCGCCCAGGTACAGCGTCGCCGGGCCGATGACCTCGACCCGGCTCATGCCGCCGCCCCGCGCGAGGCCTCGATCTGTCGTCGCGCCTCGGCCTTGTTCGCCGGCGTCATGAAATAGCCGACGCCCCAGCGGGTGCCGATCTCGATCCCGAACGGTTTCAGTTTCCGCCTGATGTGGCAGACGAAGACGTCCACGATCTTCATTTCGGGCTCGTCATCGCCCCGGTCGCGGTACAGCGCCGCCATCGCGGCGTCCTTCGTCAGCACTTCCCGCTCCAGGAGCGCGCCGAACAGCCGCGCCTGCTGAACGGTCAGCCCCCATTCCAGCGGCGGCAGGACGCACAGCCCCATCGCCTCTTCCAGTTCCTGAATGCGGTCTTCCAGGCGCACGATCGTCGCCTGCAGCGCGGCCTCCCGCGCGGAGAACTCAGCCGGCTCTACGACCACGCCGCTTCCCCTTCCGGTAAAGAACGATCGCCAGCGCCTTCCACACCGGCGTCTTGTGCGTGGCCGCGAACACGGCCGCCTCCTGCTCCGCCGCCTCGCCCAGCGCCAGCATGGCGTTCGCCACCCCGTCCGCGTCGATGTCCTCGCGGTACTCCTCGTCGTGCAGCAGCGTCTCGACCGCCTTGATCTGCCCCGCCGTTAACGGCCGCGCCCGCCCTTTCACCAGGGCCTCCAGCACGATCCGCGCACGCATGGCGCCGCGACGGTTGATCAGGGCGCCGACCGCCCGCACCGCCACCGTGTCCCCGATGGCCCAGACCCCGTTGCCCGGCGTGGCGCGCAGCATCTTCACGCCCGCTCGCGCACAGACCTGATCGATCGTCAGGGCTTCCTCGTCGCCGGCCGCCGCCGCCGCGAAATGCATCTGCATCGGCGTGATGTTCAGCCGGTCGCGGTTGTGGCCGATGAAGCTGTGGGCCCGCTCCGTCCGGCTGGCCGCCTCGACCACCATCACCGGAATGGTCGTCACCGCTGGATGGCTGCACGCCGCGATCGCCGTATGCTGGCCGTCGATCACCTCCAGCCCGCGCTCCGTCCGGGCGCAGACCGGCGGCTTGAACCGCCGCCAGTCCCAGCGGGCGCAGATCTTGCGCACCAGCTTGATGGACCGCTCCGACAGGTTGCGCTGATAGCCCTCGTCGATCAGCAGCGTCCCCGGATCCGCCCATTCGAAAACGGGCGCCGCCGTCTCCGCCATGCCGGCCTCGACGCCCGACAGATTGATCGCCTTCACGCCTCTTAGGGCGCTGGCCGCCTTGGCTTCCTCAATCGCGGCGTGGCACGCGGCCACATAGCGGTCGTCCGCCTGGCGAAACGCCTGACTGCCTAGCTCCGTCATCCGTCGATGTCCTTCCGTTCGCGGCGTCCGGCCGCGCCTCGATGTCCGGCCAGCGCTTCGCGCGCGGCCCCGGCCGCCGCCTTCAGCGGCCCCTGCAGGTCCCGACGGCCGGCCGTGGTTTCTGCGCAGTACCGCCGCGACAGACGCGACAGCTGCACGCACGGGTTCGATCTGGTGACCACGCCCGGCGCGCAGGCGTTCTTGGCTTCATTCGCGATGCGGGCCAGCGCCGTCGTCGGCTTGCTGGGCGCCCCCGCCGCTGCGGCCTCGGCCTGGGCGATCAGCTCATTCCAGCAGGCCTCGTCATTGGCCGTCATCCGGCCGTCGGGCCCGCCACGCAGATTGCCGAAGCGGCTCATGGCTGGCCCCCGTTCAGGACTCGGCTCAATGTCTTGCGCACCAACCCCGTCAAACGACCAACCCAGGAGACCCCATGTCGTTTACCGAGCAGGACCGGGCTGCGCTCCTTGACGCTCACATCCGCCTCGGCGCGATCGAGGCGTGGCTCGTCACCTTGGGCATGGCGGTCGCCGCAAACATCCGCGCCGAGGGCGTAACCGTGGACCGTAACGCCCAGATGCTCCGCGATGTCGCAATGAAGCTGCCGGGCCTCTCCGATGACGGCGGCCCGGGATCCGCCATTCTCGAGCAGATCGATAAGGTCGGCAAAACGATCCAGGAAGCCGGTCAACGGTATCTGGTCAAGGCGGCGACCAAGAGCGACGCGATCAACTAGCGGCAGAGCCGTCCCGGCTAGGTCGAACGGCAGGGCATCGACCGCCAGGCCCTCTCGCTCACGCTGTTGCTGGAAAGAGCGCCAAGCTTCGCCATGCGCAGCCCACAAGGCATGGACGCTTCGCATCCGGCGGCGGAAGGCCGCGCTGTCTATGAGAGTAGACGGGCGGCGGCTCATGGGCGGGCCTCCGGCTCGAGATCCCCAACAGAGGCGGGCAGAGGTCGGCCAGACAGTTCTGGTGGATACCAATCGGCTGCGACCACCTCTCCCCGTGTCCAGGAGATCGCATCCGCGATCTGATCTTCCTTCGGAATGATCCGCTTCGGATGGCCGAATGGAAGCAGATAGCGGCTCGCGGCTTGACGTGAGATCCCCCAACGCTCGCCCAAAGCCATCGCGCCTAGCCCTCGGTCTCGAAGCCAGCGATCCATTTTGGGGCGAGTTTTAAGGGGCAGATGGGCGGCCATTGGCGACCTCGTGATTCGGTTCGCCAAGGAGAAAGAAACTTATTCGGTGATTTTTGCAACCGTTTGGTTTAGTCGTTTTCAGCTATGCCGTCGCTCGCGCTCATCCAGCCGGTACATCATCCTCGTAGGACTATGTCCAAGGTGGTTGATAATTCCGGGAACAATGACGCCGCTGCCCTTCTGGGACGCGCGCTGGCCGTTTTGCGCCGTCGGGCCGGCCTAAGTCAGGCTGCTGCTGGGCAAAGAGCCAATATGTCCGGCCAAGGCTGGGCGAAGTATGAAAACGGCCAAGCCCCGAGCATCTTTTACCCAGAGAACCAGCGCCGCCTGACGGCTGCCGTCGACGCGACGCCAGCCGACTTGGAGAAAGAGCGCCTCGGGCTTTCAGGTAGCCCGCAGACCAGCAACGTAGTCGACTTCCGCAAGTGGGTTGATAACGAGCGCGCTCAAACCCTGCCGATCCGCGATCGCGTCCAGGCCGGCGCATGGCTTATGGCGGATGACACCTCACAGGCGGAACCGAAGCAGTATCCCTTTGCCCGAGACCCCCGGTTCCCTTACGCCGATCAGTGGCTATCCGAGGTAATAGGCGACTCTGTCGATCGCCTCGGAATATTCGAAGGCGATCTCGTTCACTGCGTCGACTTCGAAGGTGCAGGCATTGGCCTTCAGAGCGGGCAAATCGTTGAGATTGAACGGCTGCGCTTTGGCGGATCCGAACGCGAACTCAGCATCAAACAGGTTGAACTGACCGCCAATGGCCCGCTGCTGTGGCCGCGCTCTTCCAATCCTCGCTGGCAAGCCCCTCTTGGCATGACAGATGGAGCCGAAGACGACGAGGTCCTCGTTCGCATCCGAGGCCTCATCGTCCAGTCCATCCGGCGTTTCTAGCGCCCTTGAGCGGCGTCAAGCACCATCCGCTCTAACGTCCCGTTGCTGTTGCAAGTGACGGTCACGAGCGGATCGTTTGCGAACTGCCGCATCTCAGTGATGCGGGTATTAACAGTCACCTGCGTCCCAGATCCCTGAGGCTTGACGAAGACGTTCAGATCTACCGCCTGCCGAACAGGCACCTCCAGGGGCGCAGCACCGCAGCTCGCCCATGCAGCCACGGTGCTATCCCCCCTAGGCGAGGTAATCATGCGCTCCGCGGCAACGATGCCGCTGTCCTTCTCGATGGTCTTGATGGACAGATTGTTCGCAGCGAAGAACTCCACCACGCGCTCCCAGACAGCGTCTTTCCCTTCCGGCACGACGCGACTCTTCGGGAAGTCGTAAACCTCGGGCGCTGTAGCGCACGAGGCAAGAGCCGCTCCTAGCGTTGCCAGCAAAATAATTGACCGCCCCACCCGCATGCTCCTTGCGTTGAAATAACGACGTACACCTAAACACTTAGCTACACCAACTCGCAACCCTTTGGTCTGCGCTCGCGCCACCACAACGTTGCGGTTTAAACGACGCGGTTGACATCCCAACTGTTTGGTTGAACTGTTGAGTTGTCCCGCGCCGTTCGGTTGGGTTTCCCCCCAGCTCCCTCCCGGCGCTCTTCCGTTCAGGCGCGGGGCGTCCCTTTGGAGGAGCGCCCCATGGCTCACGGAATATTCCAACCGTCCACCGCCCCGACGACAACTTTGGACGCGCACGCCGTGCGCGCCTCGACCGCTCACGATTTCCCCGGCGCCGTGCCCGTCGTCAGCATCGATGACGAACTGCTGGACATCATCGCCCTGCTGCACACGGCGCCGATCCGGTCCTTCGACCTGTCGACGGCGGCGGTCATCTCCGGCCCCTTCATCGAGGGCCGCGTCTGCATCCGCTTGGACGGCCGGTCCTGGTCCCTGCCCACCGTGTCCTGTTCCGTTCTCGCCCTGCTGGTTCGCCTCGAGCGGTCCCTGCGCGCCTGCGACCTCTTCGCGGACGCCTTCAACGCCGCCGTCGTCCAGGCCGAGGCCAAGGTCGACGCCGTCAACGCCTGGTCTGCCCGGGTTCGTCCCGGCGCGCCTGCATCGGATCAGGAGGTCCAGGCCATCGCCGTGTCAGCTGGCGTCGGGTCGGGAGGTCCCGCAGGGCCGACGACCGCCAGCCGCCGAAAGGGTGAAGGCTGATGACGTCCGCCCTTTCTTTTGCCGACGCCGCCGCCATGCGAGCCGCGCTGGCGGGGAACGACGAAGGCCCTCTGGTCGTCATTGAGCTGCGACCGCCATGCCCTTCCGAACGGATCGAGATCTCGGGCGGCTTCGACGGCCCCGACCCAATCCACGTCGTAAAATCCCTGTGCCGGGCCCTCGAATGCGGGCCAGGGGCTCTCCTCGCCGTCGAGGATCCGAACGCCCGCGGCCTGCGCGGCGACGCGGCCCGCTGCTACGTCCTGAACGCCGCTGAGCAACGCGTCGCACGCATCTGCGGCCTCAGCTTCGCCTATGTGAACGTCGCCGCCTCGGCCCTGGTCAACCGCAACTGGCGGCCCGGCCAGAACCGGGAAATGGGCGTGAGGGCGGACGCATGATTCCGGCCGCACTCAGCTTCGCCGGCCTCGGTGCCCTGGCCTACGCCCTGACCAAGGAGGGGCTCAAAGCCTCAGCCCTCGCGGGGATGAACTTCGACATCCTCCGGCGCGACCGCCGCGCCGCTCAGCTCATGGCCCGTGCCTTCATCCTGGGACGCGCCTGATGCCCGCCCGGCCACGCCGCAGCGGCCCCGTCCTGACCGACGCCGCGCGCGAAACCTTCGCCGCCGCCCTGGTCATCCTTCTGGCCCTCGCCTTCGCCGGCGCCGCCCTCGAGCGGGCGGGACCGGCCCAACCTCTTCCCGATCAATACCGGATCCGCTGACATGGCTTCTTCCGCCCAGGTTTCCCCCGCTCAGCGCGAAATGCGCAAGCCTGACTTCCCGGCCGTCGTCCACACCTACACCGACCTGCTGCGCCTCCTGCGCGAACAGCCGCACGGCGACGCCGCCCATCTGGCCGGCCTGACCGGCCGCGTCACGTCGAACGTCCGCCGTGACATGCACAAGCTGATCGCCGCAGGCGTCGTAGAGCACGACGGCGCCTGCTGGCTTCTGACCGACAAGGGCCGCCAATGGGTCGCGGGCCAGGACGTGGCCGAGGGCTTGGCCTCAGCCGACGGCTCAGCCTCTCCGGTCACCCGCTGGCCGGTCGACAAGATCCGCCCGAACCCGGCCAACCGTCCCGTCGATCGCGAAACCATCCCCGACCTCGCCCTCTCGATCATCGGCGCCGGCGACGTTCTCCAGCCGCTGATCCTGACCCCGGCCGATGCGAACGGCGTGCGCATGATCCTCGCCGGTGAACGTCGCTGGCGCGCCGTCCGCCTCATCATGGATCAGGACGCCGAGACTCATAACGAAAACGTCCTCGACGGCGAACCGGCCCTCTTCAACGACAGCCTGCCCGTCGACCTCGAACCCGGCGTCCCCTTCATCGAGCGCGAGGCGACCGAGGCCGAGGCGCTGCAGATCACCATCATCGAGAACAGCCAGCGCCAGGACCTTTCCCCCTGGGAAGACGCCCAGCTGCTGCTGCAGCTCCAGACCGCCACCGGCTGGAACGCGTCCGAGCTGGCCCGCAACATCGGCCGCGCGGCCGAGGGCGAACGCTCCGGCCTGCGCGACGTCCAGACCAAGCTGAAGGTCGCCCGCGAAGCCTCGCCCGCCGCCATCGCCGCCTATCTCGAAAACCGCAGCTGGGACCAGCTCCGCAACAGCGTCAGCCAGCCCAAGCCGCAGACCATGTCCGACCCGGTCGCGGAGTATGGCGCGGCCGCCCTCAAACCCAACGAGCCGACGCCGCTCGAGCGGGCTATCGAGGACGCGCCGGAGACGGACCAGCGCCTCGCCTGGCTGGCCGATCAGAAGCGACGCCTCTGGCCCTTCCTGGACGCGCTCACGCCGAAGCAGCTGTTGGTTCTCGTTGAGGTCGGAGATCTGATCGCCCGCACCAATCCCAAGACCTCGAGATACGAAGCGGCCTGCGGCGACAGCTATCCCGATGCGACGAAATGCGCCCGGCATCTGGTCGAGAACGCCGGGCTGGGGTTCACCCATTTCCAAGGCGAACACACTGTAACCTTGGCCGACGCCACCTGGGACTGGCTGATCGAAAAGGGCCTGATCCGCGAGCTGGCGGGCGCTGACGATCATCGCCTCGGCCTTCTGCGCCAGGAAGCGCTCGGCATCGGAGCCGAGGCAAAGCTGCGCCAGTCTAGCCGGTACTGGACGGAATGGCTGAATAACGGTCCCGACGCCGTCCAGACCCAGCAAGACGCCCCCTCGCAGACGGACGGACGGCCGCTGTACGTCACGGACACGCCCTGGAATCCGGTTGAGGTCTTTCGAACGAATACAGGCGAGGGCGCGTGGGTCGAGTTGCGCCTCTACCAGCTGGGCGACGACGCCCAATTCCACGCCACGGTGAAGTCACCCTCGGGCAGCGAAAGCGCTCAATGCAACCAACCGGCGGCGACCCGTGAAGCCGCGATCGCCGAAGCCGCGAAACGCGCCCAGGTGATCGTCCGCCCCGCTCGCGACGCAGCCCTGATGGCGTGGCTGGACGCCCGGATCGGCCCCCACGTCGTCAACGGCATCGACTACGGCAACGCCACCCGCGCCCAGGAAGCCCGCTACGCCGCCGGCATCCTCCAACGCCCGTCCGCCAACTACGGCTCGTCGCGGAGTGAAACGCCGGCGCCCTCGGCCGAGGCCAGCGCTGAAGCGACGCTGACGGCGACGACGATCGAACGGCTCCCGGCAACGGCCCGCGAAGAACTGGCGGAACTGCGCCTCGAGCGCCTCGGCGCCGCCCTGCAGATCCTGACCGACCGGCTAGAGCCCTTGCTCGCCATCCTCCGGGGTGATCGCACTGAGGACGGCCTGATCACCATCGAGACCGACGACGCCGACTACTACGAGCGCGAGATCTCGGAGGCCTGCACCTGGGCCGAAGACGCCTTGGCCGAGACCACCACGGTCTTCGACGGCCACGGCGAAGAGATCGGCCGACCCGACATCGGCGCCCCGGCCGTGCCGATCCGCAAGTCGATCACGGCCGACTTCATCGTCTGCCTCGAGGACGGCCGCAAGTTCAAGTCGCTGAAGCGCCACCTGCGCACCCGCTACAACCTCTCGCCGGAAGAGTACCGCCGGCGGTGGGGCCTCCCGGCCGACTACCCCATGGTCGCGCCCAACTACGCCAAGGCCCGCGAAGATCTCGCCCGCCAGATGGGCCTCGGCCGGACGGGGGCGCGCTGATGGCCGCCCGCCCTTGGATCGAAGGCGCGGCCTTGCTGGCCGCCCATCACCGCGCCGCCCCGGCGCGCAGACCTCTCAACCGCAGGAGCTATCCCGTGTCCCCCGACGTCCGCTTCGCCCTGCTAAGGGCAAACCCCCAAAATCAGTTTCAGGCCAAGCCCCTGGCCTTTCCCGACATCGGCGCCCTGGCGCGCTGCATCCAGCGCGAACGCGCCGGCCGTTCGATCGAGCTGGTCGACATCGAGGACCTGCGCTTCGACGGCGACGCCAACATGCGCGAGGGCGTCTCCGTCTACCTTCTCGATCTCGGCGGCGACCGCGACGGTCTGATCGGCCATTGCTGGCTGGACGGCCAGGGTCAGGACGCCCTGCGTCATGCGCTGGCCCGCAATCAGCTGCCCGCCCATCACGCCGCCGGGAGGGCCGCATGATGGACGGAGCAACCTTCTCCCCTGCTGCCGCCCCGGCCGACCCCGTCAGCGCCGAAGAGCCCAAGCGCCTCAACCGTCGTCAGGCCGCCAAGGTGCGGACCCGCCAGCGCGTCTTCGACTCAGCCGAAATCCTGTTCAAGGACGTCGGTTTCGAGCGCGCCACCATCCGTGCGATCGCCAAGGGCGCCGACATGTCGACCGGCGCCGTCTTCGCCAACTTCGAGGACAAGACGGCCCTTTACGTCGCCGTCTTCGGCCACCCGCCACTGACGCCTGAACAGGGCCGCGCCCTGGTCGTCGCCCTGCGCCGGTCGCACGACATGCTCGAGGCCTTCGCGGATGAGGAAGGCGTCCCCGAACTGCTGGCGAGCATCAAGTCCGCCCTGCCGCCCCTTCCGGCCAAGGCTGCCGCCGATGCTTGACCGTCGCTCACTCCCGGCCGCGCATCCTCTGCCGCCCCTGCGGCTGGCCCAGACGCCCGCCTACGTCGATCGCGGCTACTGCCCCGGCGGCCGCTGGGAGCGGATCCTGCGCACCATCCACGATCAGCCTCTGACCGAGACCGAGATCCTGCGCGCCGTCCACGACGGCCGCTACCCGCGCCGGATCGAGCGCCGCAAGATTCACGCCGCCCTCGTCGCCATGACCCGACAGGGGCTGACCGCGCGCCTGCCGGGCAGCCCGGCGCCCTTCACGGCCACCGCGCACGGCGTGCGCATCCTGCATGGAGAGGCCGCGTGACCCCGCACCTCGATCCCATCCCCGACCGTCATCCGCGCCTGATCGTCTGGTGCGGATGGTTCCGCCGCGCCGGCTGGTCCGTCCGCGACATCGCCAAGCTCTTCAACATCTCGATCGGCGAACTGATCGAAGCCGGAGTCGAACCATGACCGCCTTCATCATCAACGGCCCGGGCGCCGCCCCTGCCTCCCAACTCAAGCGCTTCCTTGCCCTTCAACAGATCCTCTCCGGCTTCTCGGACGGGATCGACGGCGATCGCCTGCAGGCCGCCTTCGCCTGGGCCATGGATGGCAAGAGCAACTACCAACGCCAGCACTTGATCAGCCTCTTCGCCGCGCCGTGGGTTGCGGCCCAGGAAGAGGCGGGCTGGCAGGGCGACGCCTTCCTTCAGGGCGAAAAGGATCTGAACGAGATCACCGCCATCGCCCTGCAGTCGGATCCCGTCGAGGACTTCCTCGACCAGGTCCGCGCAGAGCTGGCCCACGCTCGCTCCAAATTCCCCGGCGACCGGATCATGACCCTGGCCATGGCCGAAGAGTTCGGCGAGCTGGTGAAGGCGGTCCTGGACGAACACTCCAGCGACGTCCGAAAGGAGGCCGTCCAGACCGCCGCCATGGCCGCCCGCGTCGTCCTCGACGGCGACGCCTCCGTCAACGACTGGCGCGCCGCCAAGGGCCTGGACCCGCTGACGGGAGGCGCCGCCGCCGCCCTGACGCCCGGAACCCCGCTTCGCCACCGTGACGGACGAACCGGAACCTTCGTCAGCGTGGAAGAGGACGGACGATATCGCGTCCGCTCCCTCATGGGCCCGGGCTTCTGGATCTTCCACCCGGCCGACTGCTCGCCTGGCCGCTGGGAACCGGCGCCGCCGAAAGGAAGCGAGGCCGCTCATGGTTGATCGCGATCAGCATCCCACGCGCGAGAACGAGATCCGTCGCGCCGTCTTCGACCAGGTCGACCTGCAGACCGCCGAGCTGGAGATCGACAGCTCCATCTACGACGGCTTCGCCGCGGCCATCATGGTGAAGGGGCAGCCCAGAACCATCGCCCTTACTCGCGAATGATCGAACGCGGCCGCTCTGCACAGCCCGAGGCTTCCGTGGCGGGGGCGGCGGCAGGCGAAGACCCGCAACCGGTTCGCGGGGAGATCCGCGTAATCGACGGCAATCGCTGTCGGTTCATCGAGCGTGAGTTGGAAGGCGACAAGTGGGAGGTCATCGGGCCTGCTCTCAGCGATTCAGCCCCCGCCGGTCTGCGGGTCGCCGTGACTGACATTGCCGCTGAACGTCAGCGACAGGTTGATGTCGAAGGATGGTCAGATTCTCACGACGATGAACACGACGGCTATCAGATGGCCCGGGCCGCAGGTTGCTACGCCTTCCACGCGAGCCGAGAAGACGATGATGGCGATACCGGCATGTTCGTCAGCGCCGCCGTCCACCATGGATGGCCGTGGGACCGCGCCTGGTGGAAGCCGAAGAGTCGCCGCGCTGATCTTGTCCGCGCCGGGGCGCTAATCGTCGCGGAAATCGAACGCCTCGACCGCGCCGCCCTGCAAGCCGAACAGAAAGGCGGTGCGTGATGGCGAGGATCGCAAAAGCCAAGCCCTGCCCGTTCTGCCGGTCCACCGACAGCTTCGTCGAGTGCGCTGATTTCGGGTCGTTCTATCGCGTCTGCAATGTCTGCCTCGCTCGCGGCCCCGAAGCTGAGGGTGAGGGCTGCGACCCCGACGCCGAGAAGGCGCGAGGGGCCAGAAACGCCACCCGCTCATGGAACCGTCGCCCCAGGACGGCTGGCCTGCAAGCCGAACAGGAGGCGAAGCGATGAGACGCCCAGCATCCCCGAATATCAGCGCAGAATCCTATCAGCAGATGGCGGGTCGGGCGCTGCGCGGCTTCCTCCGGCCCGCGCTGACCCACGTGCGCAAGCGCGACGGTGGTGCTAGGGCGTCGATCCGTCTGACAGTTCGTACTCAGGCGCCGGGCGTGCGGTTGCCGGTCGCGCTGATCGCCCAGCACCCCGAATCCGTCGACCTCGTCCTGCATGAGCGAAGCTCTCCGCTTTCGGTCAACCGGCGGTCGATCACGCTAGGCGTCGTGGTCGACGGCAAATGGTCAAAGGCCGTGATCCCCTTCAGTGCCATTGTCCGCTTTGCCGATCAGGACGCCGGATTCGAACTCGACTTCCCATCGGATGAACCGGTCTCGCCTATCAAGCCTGCCGAAGCCGGTGCTGTGTCGAAGGTTGTCGATCTGGCCGCTTACAAGCGGAGGCAAGCATGACCGACCGCCTTGACGCCGACATCGAGCCCCTCTGGAACCTATACGAGGTCACCGTCACCGCAGGCGACTACGTAGCGACCTCGACCCACTCGGCCGCCACCCGATCGCGCGCCGTCTACCAAGCCTTCCTCGACTACAGCGACGTCTGGACCGTCAGCTTCCGCGACTTCCTGTCCATGGTCCGGGCGCGGCGGGTCAGCAGCTGCATCTATGACGGCTATGCCTATGTCCGCTGCGCCTATGGCGTCGATCCGCGCATCGGCGCCCAGGTCGAGCTGATCAACGAAGGCGACTGGACGGGCAAGCGCGGCCAGGTCGTTCACCCCGGCAAGTCGTCCACGGCCTACGTCTACGTCGCCTTCGCCGGCATACGGCACGCCGTGCCCTGCCACCCGCGCAGCATCCGCATGATCGAGGTCGGGCAATGACGTCCGCGCCTCCCAGATCGCCCGGCCTTGAAGGAATCTCCCTTCAGCACGACGGCGTCGTCGTCGGTATGGTGCCCGTGCGCGGCGTCGGTTTCCGCGTGGGACTGCAGGGCGGCGGTCAGGCGCTGATCATGAGTCCGGCTAAGGCCCGTCGCATGGCCCCTGCGTGGCGCAGTCATGAAGCCAAGGCGGCCGGGCTGGACTGGATCGCTGACGCCCTGGAGGAGGCCGCGCGCGACATCGACGCCATGCCGGTGGCCGAACAGATTCAGAAGGCCAACGACATGTGGGCCACGATCTCAGCAACGGGGTCTCAGCACTAGTCATGGCCCCCGCTCCTCGCCGCGTCAGCGAAGCGATCGAGCCCCCTTCCGGCGGGCTCGATCCCGCCTTGCTGCGCATCATCCAGGCCATGGCCCGTGCGGATGCGCGCCGCGACTTCCAGGCCGCCAGCGCCGCCCCCTTGCCGACCGACAGGCTCGCGAGTCACGATTAGCGCCACGGCCACGGCGCCGATCGCCGCCGCCACAATGGCCAGGGCGAACAACCCGACGCCGTTCGAGACTTCAAGATCGAGGGTGTGATGCAGTTTCACGACGACAGTTCCTCAGCGATGACGCCGCCAGTCTCGACCCGTTCGAGAACCGGCAACGCGCTGATCGTCACTCCGCCCTGGAGGGGGGTGGACGCTCAACGCACGCTCAGCCTGTCGTCACGACATGGATTCCAACAATGCACCGTCTTTGTGGGGGCCGCACCGCACAAAAGGCCAAGCGACCAGACTATGCGACCAGTGAGTTACGGCTGTTTAACCGGCCTTAGGGTCAGGCCCGTCCCGCACCATAAGACGCAAGCGGGGGATCACATCGCCGATCGCGCCCATCGGGAAGGCGGACGGCCGTGACCCGCGTCGCCCTTTACGCTCGCTACAGCTCGGACCGCCAGAACGAGCGCTCGATCTCCGATCAGGTGAACGTCCTGATCCAGCACGCCGCCGCCAAGGGCTGGGCCGTCGTCGGCACCTACACCGACGCCGCCATTTCCGGCTCGGCCATGGCGAATCGCCCAGGGCTTCTCGCGGCGCTCGCTGCGGCCGACCGGGGCGAGTTCGACCTGCTGCTGGCGGAAGATGAAGATCGCCTCGCCCGCAACCTGGAGCACCTGGCGCACGTGGCCAACCGCCTGGCCGACATCGGCGCCGGCATCGCCACCCTGTCGACCGACCGGGTCCAGGACATGCACGTCGCCTTCAAGGGGCTCATCGCCCAGGACTTCATCCGCAACCTAAGCATGAAGACCAAGCGCGGGATGGCCTCCAATGCGGAGAAGGGTCTCGCGACCGGCTCGCGCCTTTACGGCTATCGCTCCCAGCCCGGCGGCACGGTCGAGATCGTGCCCGACCAGGCCGAGGTGATTCGGCGCATCTTCTCCATGTACGTCAACGACCGCATGTCCTCGCGCGAGATCGCTGAACGCCTCAACCGCGACAGGATCCCCTCTCCGGCCGGCCGCCAATGGAACGCTTCGTCCATCCAAGGCTCGCGCCAACGCGCGAACGGCGTCCTGCACAGCGAGATCTACGCCGGCGTCAAAGTCTACAACCGCGTCGAGATGCGAAAGGACCGCCAGACCGGCCGCAAGATCACCATCTGCAAGCCTCCCAGCGAGCATAAGCGCATCGACGTCCCGCACCTGGCCATCATCGACCAGGACCTTTGGAAGGCCGCCCAGCAGCGCCTCGACAGCCGCCAGACGACTGACCCGTCCCAGCGGGCGAGCTTGCGCCGGCGGCCGGGACTGCTGTCAGGCCTGACGAAGTGCGGGCGCTGCGGGGCATCCTATACCTCGCTCAGCCAGGGGCGGCTGGTCTGCGCGGCCTATCGCGAGAAGGGGGCGTCCGCCTGCGACAACAACCGCCACGTCAACCGGGCCGAGATCGAGCAACGCGTGCTGGACGGCCTGCGCACGCGGTTGCTCGCTCCCGACGCCGTCGCGGCATACGTCAGGGCCTACCACGCCGCCTGGGCGGAACAGGCGGCCCAGGTCGAGGATCGCCGTCGACCGCTGACGCGTCGGATCGCCGAGGTCGAGCGCGCCATCGAGCGCGGGGCTGACGCCCTGCTCTCCGGCGCGACGGCGGCCGCCGTCATCGGCAAGAAGCTCGAAGCTCTCGAAATCGAACAGGCCCAGCTCAAGGCGACCCTTGAACAGCTCGACGCTGAAGGCGCGCCGCCCGTGCAGCTGCACCCGCGCGCGGCCGAGAACTACGCCCGCAAGATCGAGCAGCTCCAGGCCCGCCTGGCCGAGGCGGCCGGCAGCACCGACGACGCGGACAGAGACCTGATCGGCAGCGTCAGAGGCCTGATCCAGAAGGTGGACATCGAGCCGATCAACAAATCGAGAGGATCGCCGGTGCGGGTCACCTTGCACGGTGACCTCGCCCGGTTCGTTCTCCCGCAACACCCACCAGCTAGTGGGTGTGCGTTGGTGGTTGGAGGCGGGATCGAACCGCCGACCTGTGGGTTATGA